AGCGGCTTGCGCGTCTATTTCTCTACCAGGATAGAACTTAATCGGCTCATAGGATTTGAACCACTTGTTAAACGGCGTCTCTTCAAAGGTCATCGCTTGCGCTCCTCAAAGTCCGTTTTTGGGGGTAAATCGGTCTGTGCCGTCGAGCGTTGGTCACTATCGCCATCAGCGGCTTCTAGTGCGGACTTCTGCTGGTGTTTCTTCTCATAAGCCTGAATCAAATCAATGATTCCGCACACCAATTCGCGGTCATCCCCAAACAACTCTAAAAAGTTGAGATCAAGAATCACCTTTACGGCTCCGCTTTCCAGCTTTGTCGTGTGCTCGCTCATCGTGGCGGTTCCTTCTCTCGCGGTAATGCCGCGCTAGCCATGGTCGCCACAACAACTCGCTTTGTCATAAAGGTCATCGCTTGCGCTCCTCAAAGTTTCTTTTTAGGGGTACCCCGGTTTGTGGTGGCGTTTCAACCGAGCTACCGCCAATAGCGGCTTTTAGCGCGGTCACAGTTGAAGTACCTCCAAGCCTGTCGTGTTTACGTGATGCGTCGGAACCTCAACAAAGTCATTTGCATGACGCACGAAAACAAAGTGACGAATCCCATATCTCATCTGCTCATCCGGGGTGCCATGAGTAATGAGCAGTGCGTAGAAGAAATCTATAGCATGATTTGGGCTGTTTACGTTCTTCCGGTATGTTTCGCAGTCCCCTTGGCTAAGCGTTCGCAGTCCGTTGCAATGATGCGTGTGCCAGTTGCCGAGGTGGTTTATTGACGGGTGTTTCTTTTCAACGGCTCTGAATAATTTCTCTTGATACTCGCCATCTTGGAAGAAACTTACCTGACTCCGCCGAGCATTTGGACCAGCAGGAAGTAATGCCTTCACGTCGATATGTAAGTCAGTGCCCCGCCATGTGTAAAAACCAAGCAATCTCCCGCCAGTCTCTTCGAGGGCGAAGCGCTCGCATTCGTCGAAGATTCCTTCAAGTATCGGGCGTGGAATGGAAATGGTTAGCACTCAATCACGCTGGTCGGTACTTTCGCTCGAAAACATCTTTGGGATTGAGGTAGACGTAGCCATCGGATTGAGTGACTACGTAATCGCCGGGAACTGGCGACATGCGTGCAAGCATCCCGGCGTTTGGCGAATACAGCTTTCCGCTTTCAAGCTTGAGAATCATCGGATGTTCGTCAGTTGCCTGCGAGACGACCGCCGCAATTCTCTCAGCTTCTACTTCAACTGGATTTGCTATGTATTTCATGCGCTGCCCCCTAGATTTATTGTTGCGCTAGCCATCGAAGTCTGGTCCTCCACTGTTTTGTCAAAAACACCCCCTTGCGGGGCCGCTGGATGCGCGGCGAGGACGGCTTCAAGTTCGGCAGCGTCGTCTTTCGCTTGCATACGCCAAGAAGCTTCGATGGCACGCGATTCAACACGCGAACCGTAGGGAAATGTTGAAGCAGCAAACCTACGCCACTTCGCCACCAGCCCTGCTAGTGCTTGTCTTAGGGATGAGTCGGTCACGGCTTGCTCAATTCTACCGGATGATTCGGCACCCGCAATTCAAACAGTCCCGAGCCGAGCGGGTCGGCTCGCAGCGATTCGCCACCATAACATATTTTTTCGAACTGGCACGGCGACGGATATACGCACTCCTTGCGGTGCTGCTCGAAATGGATGTTGAGCAGGTGCCGGCGCTCGCCTTCGTCCCCCGCCGCCTGCACCGCCGCCACGCCTTCCGCCACCCGGCGCTCCTGCGCTTCCGTCTGCTCCAGCCAGTCGCGGAGGTCGTCATCGTTGCGATAGATGACGAGGGGAGGCAGAAACACGGAGTCCAAGGGATGCTCACTGGTGCCGCCGGTGGCCTGCGCGGGTCCCGTCCAGCCAAGCGACGAGCCCTCCTCGCCCATTGTTTCCACGTGCGCATCGAGGCGGTCGATCCACGCGCGAATGGGCATATGCTCCCACACTGGCGCCGCCTTCCACGCCTTGTAATAGAGGTTGGAGGTTTCGCCGCCGGGCTTGAGATATTGCCACGACCAGTTCCATTGTTCGTCGGCGGAGGTCATGCCGGGGGAGTAGTAGGCGCGCACCAGATGGCTGGCCTGCGAATAGGCGTCGAGTGAGAGTCGCTGCGAGAGATCCTTGTCGCGGCGTCGGGGGCCTTTGAGCATGAACTCGTAGCGGATGGCGTGGATGCGGGGCGGGGCCGGGGACGCGAATAGAAAATTAGCTGTCGCAGGCTTCAGATCGTATGCCTTGCAAACCTCTAGCGTCAAGTCCCCCCTGTCCATGACTACTTCTTTGCGCAAGGCCGTCCACGCGTTCGCGAGCCTGCGTTCCACCTCGACGCCCTCCGACAATCCCTGCATGTCATGCTGCGCGTCGCGCTCCTTGCGGATGTCCCAGGTCGCGGCGGTCTTGAACGAGAGGAGGTAGAGCTGGCGGGTGTCGCGTTCGAGTAAGAGGGCGTCGGGGCGGGACATGAACCACAGCGACGTGATGTCCTTGTCATACGCTTCACACTCGCACATCAAGACAGTACAGGCGTAGGGGGCACCAGACGCGTGCAAATCGTGGGAATGGCCGCAATTGCACCATCCCTCGAACTCTGGCCCCAATAAGGACGCATTTGTCTCCCATTGTGACAGCAGCCACTCCCCCTCGCGCTCCACTTCCAGTACCTCGAACTGTTCGAGCAGGGGACGCAGGCGACGGCGGGCGTACGCTCGGACCATCGCCTCCACCAGCGCCGACTGTTCCACGTACAGGAATTGGTCAAACTCACTCCGCGCCCGGCCGACGCGCTCGGTCAGCTCGCCGAGGCCCGCGTCTTCCGGGGACATGCCGAGGGACGCGGCCAGATGGTCGCCCAGTGACGCGCCCGGCTGCGCTAGGGCGGTCGATTCGGCGAGGTCGAGGTCTAGGTGGCCCGCGTACTGGGCGAAGTCAGCGAGTGCGGCATTCACTGCATCCTGTTCGAACGCGGCCATCGCCATAAGATCGTTGTGGGCGCCGGGGACCACGGACGCGGCCTGTAACAGCACTGCGAGGCCGGAATGCACCGCCGAGCCCACAGCCAAGGGAAGAGGTTTGTTAACACTGGTAATCCCAAGGTTATCTTGGTGATACGCCAAGAACCGACGCCGCGGGCAACTTTGGAAATCCAAAACGCGCGATCGGTCCACGAATATCTTGGTCGTCACAGCCGTCCCTCCAGCGCCCGCGACATCACCTCGCGGCATTCGTCCTGATACCTCGCCTCCAGTGCCGCGGTGCGCTCACCGAACACTACCCGCCATTGCTCGGGCGTTACGTATGGGGTCAGCTGGCGGTTGTGGGCGTAGGAGGAATAGGTCAGGGTGTCGACCAGCGTCGTAGGCGTAGGCGTCTGTAGCTTAGAAGGGCACATCGGAGTCCTCCTCAATTACTTTGTTAACTTACGTTTACGTGCAACCTTTAACATTGTATCGAAAAACGGTGTCCCCGGCTCGCGCTCGCCGATGCCCTTGCGCCGGAGCATGCGGATCGTGTTCAGGAGGTGACGATTGGACATTTTCACGATCGGGACCCTGACGCCCTCACGCGTAACCCACACAGATCGTGTAGGATCAGGACGATTAAAACTGACTTCGAGAAAGTTTTCGAAATCATCGTCGTCTAAGCATCTATCCCGTTCCATGTCGGCCATGTCGCCCATGTGGATACCTCCTCAGTGGTCCGTACCGGAATACCACACTCCCCGCCTGATGTCAACAGGTATCTTTGAGGATAACTATTATACATGGAATGGATGGAATGGATGTCTATATGGATGACTATACAGGATTTATTGAATAATTCTCATAAAATAAATGTATTTACCTCTTGACAAAGAGTGTGGTACTGTGGCCAAGTTACCCTCGTACTTGGGGTCCTCCCCAGGGATTTCGCGGGTTTGTTTGCGTGGCGGGTGGCGGTCGGGATGGACTGCCACCTACCCATTCTTACTTTCAAAGCGCTCCCCCCGCGGTTCCTGAACCTCCCCTTATCCCAGTACAGCAAATAAATCCTATTGAAATCACCGAAGGAGAAATCCTTGTGGCCACGTCCCCAAGTTTAGTTCTAACCCCCCAGCAACTAGCCCAACTCGACCAAGAACCATCCTTGCCGCCGCTGTCCCCTGAAGCCCAGGTTCTGGCTGAACTCTTGGGCGACGAAACAAAGGCTCGTCGGCTCGACGCCTGCGGGGACAAGTATTGTTTCGTGCGCCATGACGAACACCCGGTGCAGCGTCAGAATATCTCGCAATGTAAATTACGTTGCTGTGTGGGATGCGGGGACATCCAGGCCATGAAGCAGTTCTCGCGGTACAGGCTCATGGAGACGCTGGTTACGGATCATTTCACCCACCTAGAGATATTTCACGAATTTTCGCTCGAACACTCCACCCGGAACATCAAACACATTCATCACGTGATTCGGACCATGCTGCCGGATTGTGTGTTCGCCAAGACCGTGCCCCGGCGTGGCCAGCTAGTAACCAAGGTGATTTATGCTCGCGTGCTTACCAATGCGTTGCGAATCAACATCCTGCAGGCGATTCACGCCAAGGTTGAGGTCAGGATGCTAGTGGCGATTCGGCACAAGGCCGACTTCGCGAAAGTCTTAGAGCATGTAACCCTGTCGGAACTGCCGAAGGACGATCACCGCCTGCGTGCCGAATACGAGTTCATCCTGCGAGGCTGCCACCAGTACGTCGTGACCCTGCCGAGCAAATTGGTTAATAGGGAATGCCCATTAACCATTTTGGTCGTCGAACCGGACCCGAATGACCCCACCAAGACGATTAAGACGCGTCGACCGAGGTGCAAAAAGTGCGGTCACGCGGTCAATTACCACACTCAGACCTTCTGCGGGGCCTTTTCGCTGGAGAGATTGAGTAAGCAGTATTGGGTTCCGTACTAATTTCAAACCAAAACTGGGACGAATTTCACACTTCACGGGCAGGCTCGTCTCCAACGCGCGATATTTCCCCTTGACACCCGCAACGCCGCGCGGCATCGTCTGGGACATGAGAATCCTGGCCCGGATACTCCCGCTCGCGCTGTTCGTCGCCCTGCCCGCCTGCGTGTGCGGGCAATCGCTATCCCCGGCGCCCCCAGCCGCGCGGCATCATTGGTATCGCGATCGGGTCAACTGGGCCATCCTCGCGGTGGCGGTCGGCTCCTCGCTGTACGCCACGCACGAGATCCACGCCTGCCGGCAGCGCAACGACCTCATACATTGCCCGGATGGCGGATACGGCGAGTTCCGTGCGCGCGAGGAATTGCGCGGCGGCGTGTCACTGGGCACCGCCATACTCTCCATCTACGGTCGCGAGCACTGGCGCGGCGGGTGGCGCAACGAACTCCTGAACGATGCCCCGGTGGCCGCGTGGTCCGGGTGGAATGTGGCGGTCGGGCGCAGCAATCAGACCACGCCGACGTTCCCGAGGTATGACGCCGCTTGGCGCACGTTCAGAGTGCGCTAGTCCCCGATGAGGATGTTGTACTCGCAGACGCCGTTCCCACCACTGCCGATATGTGGACCACCCACAATTAACCACATACGCCCGCCACACGGAGCCTTTTTGAAAGCAGACACATCAATGGCTACCGCATCTCCAGGCTTGACCGCATCTTGGTCTGGGTAATCCTCATGACGACAGCCGTCACATTTCTTGCCGCAAGTGAACACGGTATGGATTATCACAAGGCTTCCAGCAGGCCCACGGCGATGATCAGCAGGATGAAGATGAGGCGTCCGAGGGTCACGGTCGCACCAATCCAATGTACGGTACCCCAAGGTTCTGTAGGTACGCGAGCAGTTCATGAACCACCTGTGGCTCAAGATATATTTCGTTGGTGGCCCGGATGCCGTCCTCTGTTGTGAGAATTAGTGAGTAGCCGTCATGCCGAGCATATACAGCGTCTCCCAAATAAACTTTCTTGTCGCTCATGTCGTCGCCCCCTTACAATCGTGACACCGCCACCTGCGGCCGTCGCCAGCCCGGTCGAACGGCCGGAACTCACACGGCACGCTGGCGCATGGGAACTGTTTCCGCCCGCACTCGTGGCAATCGTGACTGTGGAGCCTCGCTGCATACGCCTCTGCGAGCAGCGCATCGAACGGGTCGGCGGTGACCTGTGCGTCGTCCAGGGCCGCGATCGCGTCCTGGCGGTCCTCGGCGCGTTCCCGCTGGGGGTCGTACAAGTCATCCGGCGGCTCCGCGATGGGTTCCACGTCGCGGGCGTCGTGGAGGCCGTCGAGCCAAGCGTCGTATTCGTCGGGCGGGTAGTCGAACATGTCGCGTTCGGGAATGCCGCACTCGTCGGGCGGCTCGTACTCCGGCAGCTCAGAGTGCAGGAGCCAGTCCGTTTCCTCCGGCGTGCGGCCCCAGTTTTCAGGAGTCTGGGAGCGTTCGTCGGGTGGTTCGTAATCACGAAACATCGTCCACCTCCCGAATCGCGTGGCGGTATTCCATCAGGTCCTCGGGCCGGTTGAGCCTCGCGTACACCTCCCCGTCCTCATGGTCGCACGCGGCCAGTTCGCGGCCGAGATTCGCGCCGTGGCAGGACAGGTACAGGGATTCGCGGGGGATGCGCCGCAGGGTTGCGGGGATGGGATGCGTGCTCATGGTTGCACCGCCGTGGCCTTGGCGATGGCCTCGCGTGCGGTTTGTAGTTGTGCTTTACAATCTACGAATGCAAGCGCACCAACCATCAACGGGATTGCCAGCTTGAGCGCGTCGAGCAGGTCCGGCGCAGCGGCGATCAGCCGTGCGTTATCATACGCGGGCCGCGTGTCATAGGTATTATCTGGCAGACGGCCCACATGCTCGAAACACTCTGCGATAATTTTGTCGTCCATGTCGACAACGCAGTAGTCACGCCCGCCTGTGTTATCGGGCTTGCTGGGACCGTTGACTGTCCATGGTGCAGGTGTGTGCTGGCTCATCGCACACCTACTTTGGCCAATGCGGAGCCGACTTGCGCAAAGACTTTCTCTGCGTACTCAATTTCCACACCCCCGCCGATAGCCAACTGTGCGAGTATTGGGTAGGTTAAATCTAGAACGCGGAGAAACTCATCGCGCTCCGCTTTGACGCGCAGTGCGGTAACGGTCAGACGGTCTAGTGAATCGCTCAGATCCGGTATACTTTTATCGAGGCTCATCGCCCCCTCCCCTCGCGATACGCCCGCATCCTGGCCCGCACCATGCGATTCCGCTGCCACGAGTACGGATGCGACTCCCGCCACCAGCGGCGCAGCGCATACCCTAGGCCCATGGCGAGCAACGCGACGGCTAGCAGGTCGGCGGTCACGATTGCACCGCCATCACCACGTCGAGAATGTCGTTTACCAAGTCTTCCGTAGCGATCTGCGGGGGGATGTACGCGGCCTTCGTGTCATAGTCAGTGGTCCGACAATTTTCGTGATAGCGCGTGAGCGCTTCCTGCACGCGCGTGACCTGTGCCCCTGATAATTTAATGCGATGCCCCGCCGCCTGTGTGTCGCTCATTGTGTTACCTCCGTAACTTGCAGGTCCGCGATCATGCTGCGGATATTGGCAATCTCATCGTCTAGCGCGGCCCGCCTGTGTAACTTATCTAGATATTCAATCTGCGCGTGACGGTGAACTTCCACCTGAGTCTTGCCGAAGTGCTCCCCGTACTTCTCACGTTCGAGTGGGTCCCACTGATTCGAGCGATACGGCTTGTCAGCCATGCCCAGATACTTTGCGAAGTGTTTCAGGTAGTCGAGACGGTCCGGCCCGCACTTGCGACCGCACACCCGATCATGCCGCCGCAAGGAATCAATCGGACGCCCGAGAATGGCCTCCGCGTCGCAGTAGAACTCTGCCCAAGTCTTGCGGGTGCGATGGGCCAGCCATCCGAGACGCTGGCGCACGGGCTTCTCATCATGCCATCGCCGCTCTTGCTTACGGTGACTGTCGGACGCTGGCCCGTATAATCTGGGCAGCATGGGACTACGCGGCACGCTCAGGTTGAAAAACTCCCGCTCACGCTTGCGTTCCAGCTTGCCAATCTCAAATTCCAACTTGATGACCTTGCGCGCTTCCGGCGACAGGTTGCGTTTGACCGCCGACGTGCGCTGGCCCCTCGCCCATGTTTCGTGTGCACTACGGACCTGCCACACCCGCCCGCCATCGAACGCCCGCAGGTCCTTCAGGCGGTACTCCGCGCGTAACCGTCCCTTGCTCCCACTCAAAACTAGCAGGTGCTCGCGTTCGTCATACTTCGCCGTGGTCAGTTGCGGACAGGTCAGAAACGCGGACAGGTGCTGACGGTGAAACACCGCCGTCTGATACTTCCCTTCTGCCACGCTGAGGTAAGGAATGCCGATAAACGGCGCCTTGCCTCGCGCGTACCTCGTGACGCTCGATAGATTCACGTTTGCCTCCTCAGTACCGCGAGTGAACTTCCCCCGGCCCACGCTCAGGGATGCGGCATGGGCCGGAGACTGGTCACTATGCGGCCAATTTCAACTTAGCCATACCCTCTGCTAGCGACCACAGAGCCTTGTTGAGCTTCGTGTTGCCGTCGATATTCTTGACCTCGCGACTGCGCACGCGACGATGCGCCTGCGAATCGTACGCACGGTCGCCACCCTTGATAACATGCTCTTGAATCCGGTTGAACGTGTTCCAGAGCGACGAACCGTTATCACCGTAGCGTCGTGGCCTAAGCAGTTGTGCGGGCTGAATTGCGGTCTCATCCTCGAATCGCAACGTGTGAGCACCCTCCGCGAGCAATTGCTGTTCGCCCGCTGTGAGTGTGATTTGCTTCCAGGATTGGATAGTGTTCTGTACGACTGGCGCATTCTCCAAAATCCGCGCGGAGCCATCCACCACCATGTCGATAACATTCCCCGTGTGCCTGACCTTAATCGCATCCACCAGCGAATCGGCCACTACCATGCCGTTAGAGCAAACTAGGCGGAACACGCCAGCTTGCAGCGAATATTGACTAGAGCCGTCGTGAGAGTTAATCAACACCACTTCGATGATCGAATCCCCAACGGTAGCGAGTGATACGTTCGCGGGCCGGAACCGCAACATATGCTTGGTGTACCCCTTGCGTTGCTCATCCCGCGTGCGCGATTCGCTAGCCATCACCACGTTCCAGCTGGCTGCACGCATCGCTTCCACCACGTCGATAGTAGGGATGAACGCATAACGATCAGACTGGCGTAATGACGGTTGACCCGCGAATACTGACGGCGCGAACCGCTGTATCTGGTAATTATCCATCGGTTGATTTGAGACCATGTTATCTCCTCTGTGCCCGTTAGGTGGGCACGGCCCTTTGGGTTAACTTCCCCACGCGCCCCCCGACCGTGCGCGGGCGCGTGAAGCGGTTAACTCGCCTTGCGTACACGCACGCTTGCCAGTTCCGCGACGTGTTTCCTTGCCTCCGCGCACGCTTCGTTAATCATTTGGTGGAAGTAGCTCCCACAACGCCCTTCCTTACCTTGCCTCTCCCATTTGCGATTCTGCTTGCCACATTCGATATGGTCTTGGAATGCGTCCAGCGATTCGTAGATGCACCCTCCAAGATAATCGCTTCCGACCTCGCTCCCACGCAGAAACACGCGTGCACGCGCCACAAACGCGATAAACGTGCCATTATCCAGTTTGCGTGCCACTTCGCCGGTGTCATCAAACGACAGGTCTAGGTACTCCTCTGGTATGGCATCCACTACCACGCGAAAGTTGCGTGTCTTAAACTCGCGAATCGTTCCTAGTGAATCGTACATTGTCGCCTCCTCAAAAGAGTTAACTTCACCCTATCCCCCGCACCCGCGCGCGAGGGACACGATGCTGCTAACTCAATAGCCGTAATCCGATAGGCTCCCGCGCGATTCCTCGATAGTGATAGCCGTCTCACCTACCGCTTTCAGGCATACCGTAGCCAATCGCCCGCAGAATCCCCGCAGAATCCCCGCAGAATGGCCTTGCGAATTGGCACGCCTTGCTCGATTGCGGGAATAACACGTTCATTGATTGCCCCCAAGTACTGAGGCAAGGCCCACACGTTATAGCCGCGTTTCGTGCTTTGCTTGCGATCGTACTCCGTTACCGCGTGTAATAGTTTGTCATGTATGCTTATCACGATTGCGCCTCCAGAGTTAACTTCGCACGCCACACGCGCACGCATGGCGTATGCTGCTAACTCGGCCTAGCGTCCCCAAATAACAGAGCGTGTCATTGTGCCTCCAAGTGCTGCTTATCATGAACCGCGTACAATCAAGGACTGCAATTACCGTACTCCCACATAATGCGCTCACCACATACGGCGTGTCAAGCACAAAATGCGAATAAGTACAATAATAATGCATGTAGACGCAAAGTGTCACCGCCAGTGTGGTAACAATACAACAAACTTGTGGTGTAAAAGACACGGTATGACAAGTTGTGTGGGATGGGAGGGGACGTGTCCGCAAATTGTGATCATGCCCATTAGTGGGCACGGTAGTACTAGTACCATGTGTGCTAGGTCCGTCCGTGGCTGACCGCTTGTCCCCCAGCGCCGGCCGGGTCACCCGCGCCCGGCGTCACCGACGCGACGCGCCCCCGCGATCCCCCGCGCACACACGCAATCGGTACTGATGGTACTGGTCCTACTATGCGTACTATGCGTACCAATGGTCCTGATAGTCATAGGCCGCGAGTTGTCCGGGATGAGGGGGCGAGATGGCGGCGCCACGCCCCGCCGGTCTGTACGCGCACATTTTTTATATTTTTACCCTTCCCGCTACCATCGCGACCGCAATTGGCATGCTGGAGGTTAACCTTTCACTTGACATTTTCGCGAATACTATGCTAGGCTGCCTGTAAGTAGTGTGTAATGAGGGGGCTGGCGGCTGCCAACCGCCTGTTGTGGAGCCCCCTCCAAGGAACTAGCATGCCCGAGTTCAAGGACAAGCCCGCCGCGCCGCCGCCGCAGAAATGCATGTGCCTCCACTGCGTGCTGCTGCGCAAGGACCCGCTGGAGATGGCCTGCTTGCGCCGGATTGTGAAGAGGTTTGGGTGATGCCGAGGTATCAAATTATCCGCGCAGGTGCCAGCATCCACATCGCAATCGAGTTTACTTGCGTGCACCTGTTCGTGTCTGGCAATGGTCTTGTCGAGCCGCACAAACAGGTCGACGGGATGTATTCGTCGGGCGTGGAGGCCGTTGTCGAGGGCCATAAGATGCTGCTACACCAGTACATGCTGGCACCGGGGGACATCGTGCGGGAGGTCCCGGATGCCACGTAGGCCCCAAGCCCCCCGCCCCACCTGGCACTGCCTGCGCTGCGGCTACGACTGGGTCGGCAACTCGCTCGCGCACCCGCCGGCGCGCTGCCTACGGTGCCGCTCGTTCTACTGGGACCGCGAGCCGGAGAAGCCGAGCCTCGCGCGCAAGCCCAGTGACCCGCCGAATCCGAAGTGGAAGGTGATGGCGCCGCGGGTGGCCAGGGTAGTGAAGGAAATAGTTACGGCGATGCGCCCTGCTCGTCCGCGAGATGTCACGTCCCCGCGCGGCCTCCCCCCGCCGCCACAGCTCGCCGATTTCGCCGACAATGGCGATCGCAAGGTGATGAATGTGACGTTTCCGGCCGCGCCCATGCCGCCGCCACGGTTCGACGAGCCTGCGCCGGAGTCGTTTGCGAAGCCCGGGCCCAGCAAGCCTGCGCCCGACCGCACTGAGGAACTAGTGGATAATATTGTGGAGGCACTGGTCCCGACTGAGCCGTCGGAGCCTCCGGAGCCCGCTGCGGACCTTGCTGCTGAGGCCGATATTCGTGAATCTGAATATATTGAGGAGGCTACATGAAGCAATGGATCGAAGACGTCCTGACCCTCTGCGCCCGCTCCGGCCCGCAAACGAGCGTGCAACTGGCCGCGTTCGTGACCCGCCGCAACCGCGAGCAGTTCGAGGCCGCGCAGGCCAGGGACCCCGGCACGAAATACGTCTACTCCGGCAAGCCCGAGCGCAAGGAACTGGTGGTCACGAAGCTCCGCAAGCAGCCCCAGGTGGTGGTGGAGGTGGTGGCCAGCACGCCATCGCGCGCGTGGGGAGCGAAGAACGGCGAGCGCCGGCGGAAGCTGTATATGGTGTCGCGACGTGAGGGGCAGAAGGCTGTTGGGAGTTCGTAAAATGAGGAGGCATGCCATGAAGATGAAAGTGAAAGTCAGCAAGCTACAGGCTGCGATTCACAAGCACGTGGAGCAGGACCGCAAACGTTACGAGCGCGAGATGGAGAAATACCGAGCTAAAATGGGCAAGGCTCGTGAGCGTCACATCATGAACGTTGAGGGCTATCTGGCCGAATTGCGCAAGGGTGGAGATATCGAATCATCCTACGAGCGCAACGCTCGGCTGGATCGTGGCGTCGATAAGCCATCTACCCCAAAAGACCCTGAGACCCACATAGCGCTTCTAGTGAAGCTGGATTTAGCTGAAGACGAAATACTCACCGTCGATGACCACAGCGATTACATGAAATTTCTCGATGGAAAGTGCGTCTGTCGATGAGCGCGGGACTCGGCCTCGCCCACACCACATCCCCCATGGCCAGCCGCCTCATCACCTCCGCGACCGAACGGCACATCGCCCGACGCTGGCAATACTACGTCCCGGCCGCCACCATCCGCGCGCGCCGCGACTTCGCTTTCAACTTCGACGGCTCCATGCTGCACCGCAGCCTCCTGCATCGCGAAGCCGTGCTATCCTGCCTGCGTGCCGGGCTGCCGTGGCGGACCATCACGCGACAGGACCTCGATTCGCCGTTCGTGAGCGCGGAGGAGCGTGCCCGGATGATTCGGGAGGCCATCGAGCGCCGCGCGGCGCGCATGGGGCGGGTCAAGGGCCGAGTCAGGAATCCGGTGAGAGTTAAATCCAGGAGGAAGCCATGAGCGAGCGACTACGCGCTCCCGGCTACGCGCTTCTGGTGATCGGCTTGGATGGCGAAGAGGAATATCTGTGCGATGGGATGGGCGATAGGCCCACTCGCTTCTTTAGTCGCAGGGAAGCGCAGAGTCAAAAGGATTTCATGTGGATGGGCATGGAAGGGGAAGTACAAAGTATCAACGTAGTGTCCTATCCGAGGAGGCAGCACAATGGACATAAATAATATCTTCACCTATCACTCGCCGTCGCCCGAGCAGCTTCCGAAGTACGAAGCGATTCGCGCGAAGGCTAAGGAATTGGGCCATGTGATCATCGAGAACACTCCAGCCAGTGCCGACCAGACCGCAGCGATTCGCTTGCTGCGTGAAGCCGTTATGACTGCGAACGCGTCGATTGCACTAGATGGGAAGCTCTGATGAATCCCGACACGAATCGCTTCGAGACGTTGCCAGCGGACAAGCCCGCGCCTGCGAACTTCATCGAGTTCGCCATTGGGGAAGTAGTGACCGTAAAGAATTACGACTTCAGGATTGTTCGTGTCAGTACGAATCGCCTGCACCTTGAGCCTGTCGGCGCACATGCCCTATGCGCCGTCAATAAAAGAGAGCATCGGGAGGGACGAGAATGAGCCCCACGCACAATGAATCCGTTCCGAATCGAGCGCTGTCTGCGCCGGAACTGAAACAGATCCTCCTCGATGATTTCATGCGCCTGCTCGAAGGCGAAGGGATGCTCTCGGGCAGCGGTATGTCCTTCCCTCGCGTGGGCTATACCATCTCGCTCGCTCTGCACCTCGATAATCACCTTAACCCGGAGTCCTACATTGAACTCCATTCGAAGCCGCTGGCGCACAATGTCCCCGACGCGACGCCGGGCAAAGGCCAACTATTCACCGCGCCACTGTCCCGCAACGACGACGGCACGCAGGCCGAAGTGGCCGCCACGCGTCTGGACCGCATGATTCAATCCCCCAACGCGGAACGCTTGCGCGTGGGCCTCCCGGTGCCGATGGAAGTGCGCGACCACGACGGCACCACGCGGCAGGAGTCGGCGATATACCCTCCCGACGAAGCGTTCGGCGACGGCGACGTGACCATCACTGACACGACGCAGGAGCAGCGGGCCAAGTGGGGGCAGTTGGATGATGTGATACCCTGATGAACTGGTACGCCCAGTTGCGCGTGCTCGGCCTTGCTCGACGTGGTGTCATCGCGCTCGAAAAGATAGCCGACGCGCAAACGCTCCTCGCCGCCGCCTCAACCCGCGTCGAGCGCCCTAAGCCGAAGCCCACGGAATTCTCCATGCTCGACCTCGCGGCGGTGAACAAGCAATGGCACGCGGACCGCAAGGCCGCGATGGAAGAGGGCGAGGGGGAGGAATCCGCATGAGCACCACCGCCATCGTAACGCTCCCCGACAACCTCCTAGCCGAACTCGCGCACCTCGGCGTGACCCCCGAACAATTTTACGAGATGCCCCAAATTACCCTCCAGCTCCGGCATATCGCAGGCGTGCTACGGGGCATGGGTATCCGCAGGCGTGCGGCCACCCCAGCCGTCACCGACGACGACGGCAACGTAATTGTCGACGCGGTCCCCGCCGAGCCCGCGCCGCTCCGTCCCGTCGGCTGGAACCTCGACTCCGCCTGGCCGCGGTTCCTCGACGCGAGCGAGGACCCCGACGCGCGCAAGGTCCTCGCCGCGTATCGCTCCTGTGCACGCGGCCTGCGCGCGCGCATCCCCATCGAAGCCTTCTGCTGCGCGGCTGGGGTCTCGTCCACCCGTGTGCTCGAACAGCTCATCATCCAGGTGGTCCGCCAGGGCGCGAACGCGGCCACCGTCATCACCGGCCTGAACCAGCCGCGCGTGGTGCAGAAAACGGTGGAGATGGCCCTGCGTGACGACGGCACCCAGGACCGCGCGCTATTCCACAAGGCCTCCGGCTGGACGCCCACGCCGAAGTCCGCCCAGACCAATATCACGGTGACGCAGGCGGTGCAGGCCAGTTCCACGGCGCAGGCTGCGGCTGTGCCCGCGCCGCCGCCGGAGTCTACGATTCGCCGCCTGAGTGACAGGTTCAACGAGGCTCCGAGGCTGGTGGCGCCGGCGCCGAATGTTCCGGTGGCGACGGACGCTGAGATTGTGGATGAAGAGGACGAGGGCGAAGACGAGGCTGAGTAGTGGGCGCGAAGATTCACAATTACGGCTCTGGCGACTGGGCGTTTCACTGTCCCGGCTGTGGTTATGGTCACTCCTTTCGTGTGAACGGAGACGCGAGCAGACCGCAGTGGGCATGGAACGGGTCGCTGGACAAGCCAACGTTTACGCCATCACTACTTGTGAATCAGCACCATCCTGCCTCGCGTTGTCATTTAATCGTTACGGACGGACGCATCCAATTCTGCGCTGATTCACACCACCAGCTTGCAGGCCAGAACGTTGAAATGCCGGACTGGGAAGATTAATGTACTCTGAATCCCGCGTCCGCGAACGCATCGAACTCGCCGAGCGCGAGCTGGGCTTCCCCCTCGATTACAAGTCCGTCGACGAAGTCATCCGTTTCGAAGCCCACCTCCTGAAAGAGGGCAAGTACGCGCTGGACGCGCAGGGCCGCCCTGCCACGACGCAGAATCTCACCGCGACGGAAGTAAGGTGGATTCAGAATGAACAAGCCCTCTGTGCATGCGACTGTGCATATTTCCTCACGCGCTACGCTTTCCTACGTGACGAACAAGGTGTGATTCAACGCTTCCAGTTCCGAGTTCCGCAACGTATCTACTTCGATATCATCTGCGACCTTGAGGAGCGTGGATTTGCCATTGAAATCATGGCCCTGAAGGCGCGGCAACTCGGCGTCTCCATCTTCTCGGAACTCCTAATCTCACATCGCGTGTTCTTCTATTCCGGTGTGGGCGCGGTCATCGGCTCGGCGGACCAGACGAAAACTGGTGAGATGTCGCGCATGATGCTGCTGTGCCTCGATATGCTCCCGGTGTGGTTGCGTCCGACTCCTACAACACGCGTCGAAGGCGACCGTGGACGCCTCATCTTCGGAGCCACGGCCTCTTCCATCAGCTTTCAGCACGGCTCGCAAAAGTTTGGTATCGCCACTGGCAGCACACCTATCTCCTATCACCTCTCGGAGGTTGCACTCTATGGCGACGCCGCAAGCATGCTCATCGACGAGGGCCTGTGGAAGGCTGTCCATGCCTCACCACGCGTATTCGGCGTTCTTGAATCCACTGGACGCGGCGACAAAGGCTGGTGGGCGGGTACGTGGTATTACTCCAAGAAAGAATGGCCACACTCGCGCATGTTCCCGATGTTCCTGCCATGGTTTTCAGGAGTCGATATATACCCAACTGAAACAGATCGGCGCACTCGGCCTATTCCCTCGCACTGGCATCCCGACCGCGATACCGCTGCGCACGTTGCGAAGGCCACCTTGTACGTGCGCTCCAATCCCCTGCTTGAAAAGTATCTCATTGCGGACCAGAAGCGTCGTGGCATATTTAAGGGTCCGTATTGGGAGATGCCTCTAGACCAGCAGTGGTTCTGGGAGTGGAATCACGCTGAGGCCAAGTACAAGGGAGTGGAGGGAAAATTTCTACAGGAAATGGCTGGTGATGACATTGACGCCCTTCAACGCAGCGCGGAATCGGCATTCGGCCACGAGACCATTGAAGTCATTGAGACCGAGCGGGTACGCCAATATACCGCTTACGGAATCAGCGGCCAGTCCATTGAGGAAGCGCACGAGCCGGACCCTGCGGATATCGACTATAGCGCCGCGCGTGTGCCGGTTAAGTATGTGTCCCACAAGGAAACCTATCGCTGGGAACTTATCCCCCTGATTTTCGACGGCTACAAAGGGGACCCGCTCGCGCATCATCCCCTTGATCCCACCAACCTCGATCATGCCGTCGGCAAACTCATCGTCTTCCACCCGCCGCGCCCGAACATGTCTTATAGCATCGGTGTTGATACCTCCGAGGGCCGAGGCTTGGATGCTACTGCTATTTCAGTGTGGGCCATTGGTCGGCGCGGTGATCCCGACATCCAATGCGCCGAGTTCGGCTCGCCCTACGTAAATCATGTAGAGGCGTTCTCGTTTATCTTGGCTATTGCGGCGTACTATGGCCAGTTCATGGAGGTCGGCACTACCCGCTGGAAAGAGCCTTACGTATCCATTGAGCAGGTAGCAGCCGTGGGCGACACTGCGCAGCATCAGATGCGTAAGATGGGCTATTCGAACTTTCATCGCTTCACGCGATACGACCAGAAGCGCGTGTCAAAATCTCGCGCCACTAAACTCGGCTGGTATACATGGTCATGGTCGCGACCTATTCTCCTTGGCAATTTCAAGAACTCCGCGCAGAACGGCTGGATGAAGATTAACTCTCCATGGCTCATTGAGGAAATGAAGACGTTCGAGGTCACTATCACTGCCTCCGGCAAGGAAAAGATGGAACACGAAGAAGGCGAACATGATGACCGCATTTTCGCGGCTGCGATGGCGGTGTTCTGCCCTCATGACCAAGACATCTTGGCGCAACGTTCCTTAAAGCGCGGCCCGGCGGCCAGTCAGGCGCTCCCGCCGATTGACCTGACGCCGAATACCGGCGCGCATATGTACTCGGCCTCGCAACTGAGCGAGGGCAAGAGCGTAGATTTGCTGGACCTCGTGTACAGCGATTCGCGATTGGAACGCTTCCGATAGGAGGTGATGCCAAGTGATGGTATGTAGCAGATGCGGTGTGATGTTCACTGGAACTCATATATGCCCTGGACCTGCGCAGTAGGCCGGGAACGCACCGAGCGGCCAGTAAACTAACGAGTGCGTAGTAGTCCCCCGCAACGTTTCGTGTTAGTCTCCCCCTTAGCATGCTCAAGCCCGGAACCATCGAGGCTGTAATTTATTTCGTCAACGGCGCAGACCCCGCGCACCCGTCCGGCTTCGTCATGCTGGCGCCCTACTCCGATTTCCCCACGCCCTCCGGTTACCGCCGCGAATACGCCGACACATTGAAGGACGTAGACAAGTTGGAGGCTCGCTTGCAACAGCAGGAACGCGACGCCTGCGAGCAGGAAATGCTGCGTGACATGGAACAGGTGCAGGCGCATCGACAAGCAGTCCGCGACCGCCTGTACGCCAAGATGATTTCCGACTCCACCAGCGAATATGATAAGGAATTCATCCGCGGCTACCTGCAGCTCCGCGACGAGCGCGCCAAGGAGAAATACCGCAACCTAAAACTCCAGCGCGATATGTATCTGTGGGCGCGGCACAATGACATCGGCAATCGCGGCGCGGGTGAGGAAATCTTCCACGCGGACAGGATATCGGTGAAATCCTAATGCTTTGCGAATGCGGATGTGGGCAAGAGACATCTATCGCAACTCGTAATCGTGGGGATGATGGTTGGACAAGGAAGGGTAAGCCTCTTCGATTTGTTCACGGGCATAACGGTAAAGTCCCATTGCTGCGAAAAATCGCACAGTTTTGGAGCAAGGTTAGTTTGGCTCCTAGTGTGGGAAAAATAGATTGCTTGGATTGGGCTGGGTATATCTCACCTGAAGGCTATGGCAGTTTCACTGCGATATTAGAAGAGGTACAAGCACATCGTATCTCCTACACTCTAACCTTCGGCCCTATCCCTGAAGGTAAAGAAATAGACCATCTCTGCCGCAATCGTCGCTGTATTAATCCATTTCATTTGGAAGCCGTCACGCGCAAGATAAACTCACGTCGTGGGGCCAAAGCCAAGCTATCGTTTGAGTCCGCGGATGCGATACGAAATTCCACTGCACCTACCCGCGACCTCATGCGTATTTATGGAGTCAGTCGCTGCGCAATCAAAGCGGTGCGTCGTGGAGCAAGTTGGAACTAAATGGCACTAGACCTTCATGAAGGCGCTCCGTCGGATTATCGCTCATGGCAATGCCCACCTGCAGCTGCTAGTGAATCGCAGATAATTAGTTTTTGTGATGATTGCGTAGGGGAGGGCCAATCCTGGCTCAAATCGCAGCGCGGCTACGCGGACATGCGCAAGGCCCTCGATATCATCTCCGGCCGCGACGTGTCCACCCACCGCACCGCCGACTACCGTTCGCACGTTTCCACCAACCGCCTCAAACGTAACATCCGCGAGACCGTCGGAGCGCTCGCCAAGCTCCGGCCCATGTGGGGGTATCACTCGGACAACAGTAGCTACAAGGACCAAGCCGAGATGATGAACAAGGTGACCAAAGCCTGGTACCTTGAATCGTTCGCGGACCGCAAGGTCAAGGAAGCCCTGGCATACGCGGCGGTTACCTGTCGCGGCTGGCTCCATCCGGTGTACCGCCGCGCCATGTACGGCACCGGGCGCGGGGAAATCACCCTCCTCACCTACGGCGCCCCGTGCGTGCTCCCGGTGCAGCTCCCCAGTTCCGGCAATTACCAAGAAGCCTACGCGGTCACGATCCTCGACGAAATGCCAGTGGCCATGGCTCATGGAATGTTCCCGGCATTCCAGCATCGCCTGCGCCCCTCGTCCTCGCGCTACTGGTACATGAACGACGACGTGCGCGCGGCCAGCGGCGGCAACATCCTCCAGCGCATCTTCGGCAACGCCAGGCCGCGCTCGACCGCTCCCGGCATGGCCGACCTACTGGTGCCGATGCGCAAGACCTACGTCATCGACCTCACCATCAACACTACCCAGGCCGAAATCCCGATGGGCGAGCCGGGGTCATCGTGGTCCTACACCGTGCCATTTGTGGGCCAGCGCATCCCAGCGGGCGTGGACATCAAGACCGGGCAGTCTCTATTCCGCGTCGCTAACGAAAACGACGCGCGCCTCTACCCATACCGCCGCCTGATCATCTCCACCGACACTGTGAAACTCTACGACGGTCCATCGTTCGATTGGCACGGCATGTTCCCCGGCGTATCGTTCGGCGTGGACGAATGGCCGTGGGAGCCCCTCGGATTCTCGATGGCTCACGACGGGCACGAAATCCAGTCCGCCATCAACGAACTGGCTCGCGGCAACATGGACAAGGCCCGCGCGCAACTGGACCCCGGCCTCGCCTACGACACGAACGCCGTGTCATCGTCCGAGGCCAAGCGCTACGACCCGATGCAGCCCCGCGCACGCGTTGGTTACGATGGCACCGCCGTGGACGGCAAGGTATTCCAAGAAACGATCAATCCCGAGATCCTGAAAATCTCCCCCGAGTCCATGGCCCTGTGGGAGAAGTTCGAGAACACTCTCGACCACCAGCAGGGCATCGCGGACATCCAGACGCTCACTAAAATGCGCGCGGTCGGCTCGATGGACGATTTAGAAAAAATAATGGAAGCCAATGGCCCCATCGTGGAGGACCAGTCGCGCTCGATGGAGCCGCCGATGCGGGATCTCGGCATCATGATTAAATATCTCATCCTGCAGTACTACACGACCTCGCGGGTGATGCAGTGGGTGGGGCCGGATGGCGTCACGCCGGAAGTATTCGACTATGACCCAGCGACCTTGATACCGAGTCACATGCCGGGGGAGCCGGTAGAACGGACGGACCAGATGACTGGGAAATCCACCGCGATACCCTCTGAACACTCGACTATCCAGCGCGCGCGCACCTTCGCCGACAACCTGCGCTTCTTCATCATGCCTAACTCCCTCCACGAGATGCAGCAGATGTCCATGAAGCTCGGGCTGATTCAGCTTAAAAAGGCCGGCGTGCAAATCGACTCGCAGACCATCGCGGAAGCGTGGAACATTCCCAATTACGGTTCCATCCCCGGCAACACCGTCCGCGAGCGTTTCGCCGCCGAGCAGGAAGAGATGCTGGAGTTCGCGGCGCGCATGGAAGCGATGAAAGCGGCGTTGCAGGCGGATGCTGGCGGTGGGTCGTCGTCTGGTGCGCCGGGTCAGCCGCCTGGTGCAGCCGCGCCGGGCAAGCAACCAGAGGGCAGGCCAGCGACGAATGCCGCGCCGTTCGCGCTCCGTAACAAGGATGGCGGCACGCGCTCCACTATCACCTCATCGAAATAATGTCTACCCACACTCGCATTCCCACGCCACCTGCCGAATCCCACCAACTCGTGCGCGAACGCAATTTCAACACGTGCATGGATACCGAAACTATTCTCGCCCTGCTGCACCTCGAACACGCCACGGGCACGCTAATCGTGAACATGACGCAGGGCTCGGTTGGCTCGGTAACCTTCCGCGAGCAACACCGCATCTACCCCGACGAAAAATAAGTGTTGACACGCTCCCCCCATCGTGTGTTCCACTCATCTCGAACGGGTTCCTAAACGACGCCACGAAATCCGTAGCGAATCGAATGGCCCGCGATAGACAGTAATCAGGCCCCGGCATTCCTTTTTTGCCTCCTCTCCTGATTACCAAGTCGGTCGCGGGCTTTTTCACGTTCAGGGACCGAATCTCACGGAGGCAATCAGAATGAATACCAACGACAGGTTCGTAGCCGACCGCAAGCGTGGCCGGAAGCGCGGACACAAGAAATAACTGTCCCTGACCCGACGAGCCCCGGCCCCGCCCCTGAACCCGGCTGGTACGGCAGGCTCCCCGACAGGGTAATCCCGGAGCAGGGACGGAACGGACGCCGCGGATGGCAGCCGTTCCTCCCGCCCCCAGTTTTACGATTCAGAGTTCATTAGGGAGATTCGCAATGGCATATGGCAAGTCACGCAGCAAGCGCGGCGGATTCGTAGGCAACCTCGTGAAGCTGGGCGGCAGCAAGCGCAAGCTCTCGCTGAAATCCGACATGCGCTCCGAGAATCTCGTCTCCGGCAGCATGAAGAAAGCGTCGAAGCAAGCGCACAAGCGCGCCTGAACCCCCGTGACCCGTGGCCAGCTCACCTTCAGCCCTCCAGCCTCCGCCGTCAGCCGATGGCGCGTCCCCGCAGTCCTCGCCTCAATCCCCGACCTCGCCCGCCGCAGCCTCTCCGTCGCCCGCCGCCCCGGCGCCCGCGATGCAGCAAGGGACACAGATGGCCATCTCCATCGTGCAGAATCTCCGTACCATTGCGAAGGCCTACCCCGGTACCGCCCCCTTCGTCGAGCAAATCAACGATCTTATGCGCAAGGTAATGGCCGGAATGATGGAGCACCAGCAGCCCGGTGAACCTGCAGCCCCGCCTAGTGCGGGATAAGGAGATACAATGGCACGCAATCTTAACGAACTCATCGGAGCCGAGGACGCGGGGTACGTAGCCCCGCTCCTGCACAACGAGGCGTTCCGTCGCGGGGCTGATTCGCAACTGGCCGCGACCGACCTCGCTGCTGCGCGAGCGCAAGACGCCGCTGCCGCACATGAGGACTACTCGACCACTATTCGCATGTTCGCGGCGGTCAAGCGTGGGCTGGCTGCTCTCGTGAAGCGTTTCCCCGAAACCGCGAAGCACACCGACGAAGCCGCGCGGCAGATGGACATGGCGATGTCCTGCGTCGTAGGCGACGTGCCGGATGCGGTCGTGCGTACTGGTCCCGCGCCGTCACCCTTTTTGCGAGCACCGGCTCCGGTTAATACACCTGTTACGCCCGCGCCTGCACCACATAACGTACCCGCGCAGGAATCCACGCGCTCGCGTTGGGGGAGGTAACACATGTCCGCCTACACAGATTATCTGAAGTCGCAGGGCGCGTCCGATGAGGACATCAAGGCCCTCAATCACCCGGTCGCCGAAAAAGCGTGGCTCGCCTCCGAAGCCAAGGCAGCTCAGGCCGCCGAAGAAGCCGCGACGGAGAAGCGCAAGGCCCGTGAGTATAACGACAAGGCCAACGAATGGTTCGACACGACCGCCGCCGCGTACAAGGACATGGAGAAAAAGTACATGTCCGCTGAAAGTGAGAAGGCGCGCGCTATCGCTCTCGTCAAAGCCGCGCAGGACCAAGGCCTCATTGAACTGGCCGAGAAAGCAGGCTTTAACGTGCCTCCCAAAGATACGCCGCTGCCTGCGAATGGATTCGACGCCTCGAAATATTTTACCAGTGATGAGATTCTGCGCATCGCCGATAAAGAGGGCGAAGCCATCGCCACCGCGCAGGACATCGCCTACCAGCACCAGCGCCTGTTCCCCGACAAGATGCTGAACTTTCGTGCGCTGCGTCAAGAAGCCGTGTCGCGCAAGCTATCGGTCGAGGCAGTGTGGAAGGAAAAGTACAAGGTGGACGACGCCATCGCCGCGCGCGACGCCGCCGACAAAGCCGCCTACGAAAAGCGCCTTATCGAGCAGGGCGAGGCCCAAGCGCGTGAAAAGTTCGCGTCGCAGTACGGCAACCCGGACACGCGACCGTTCGTGCCATCGTCATCGCCGTTCACTCCGCGAGCGCAGGGCGACCGCACCAAGCAGCCGTGGGATTCCAACGAGAACACGCTCGCGAATGACCGCGTGATGCGGGCTACCAAGAAATTGATGGAGAAGAATCTTACCAATTAGTATTCGCAGCGGATAGTTAAGGAGCAGTAAAATGGCAGATCCACTGTTCGATATGATCGCGGCAACCACGTTGGCCGAGCTGCGCGAAGATATACTCTATGACAACTTCTTTTACGACTCCGCCTGGCAGCGCAAGATGCGCTCCATGGGCGCGGTCGACGAATTCCTGGGCGGCTCGCTCATGCAGATTCCGTTCATGTATGACCGCGTGAACGGGGGAGCTGTCGCTCCCGGTCAAGACGTAGCCGTCTTTCAAAAGAACATCATCTCCGCAATGGGCTTCGTACCGAAAGACTACAACGAGCAGGTCCCGCTGAACCTCTGGCAGACCAACGTGCTGCAAGGCTCCGGGCCAGCCGTGAAGGTCAAGCTCATTGACGCGTACATGGTCAACGCGGTGCAGGCTCTCAATACCGACCTCGGCATCGACTTCTTCCGCCACGGCCAATCCATCACCGGATCAAACCGCCTCATTTTCGTGAACGGTCTGTCGGAAGCCCTGAACGACGGCATCAATCCCTCGTGGGACGGCAACGTGTTCACCACCTACGGCGGCATCCTGCGCAACGGCGCCACGCTGAACGCTCTGAACTCCATCCCCATCTGGGCCGGTGACCAAGCGGGCAATCCCGGCCAAGTCTCCTACAAGCTGCTGCTCGAAGCCTATCTCAATTGCAGTCAGCGCCCGGACATCGGCCTGTGCAACAAAGCCCTGTACGCCTACCTCCTCGAACGCCAAGAGCCCAAGCAGCGGTTCGCGCAGGAAAAGGACGTGGACATCGGGATGTCCGGCATCAAGATTCTGGACGCCATGATTTTCGAAGAGAAACTCTGCCCGTCCACGAAATACGGCCAGATTCTCCCGTCCGGTTTGTCGCAGACCACCTCCATCAAGCCCACGACCTTCACGACCCCGTCACTGTCTGCGGGGCAGCGGGCGATTTCCAATTATCCGTCATCTACCTTGTGCAACCCCGGCGAGCCGTTCTTCTGGCTGCGGGTCAAGGGCTGGAAGATTCGCCCCAGTGCGGACCCGGAGTATAACTTTAACTTCACGCCGCCGATTCGCTCGCAAACGAACGCGGATTTGATAGTCATGTTTCTCAAATTAGGGATCAACTTTTATACCACCTCGCCACGTGACAACGTTGGCGTGGTCGGAGCGGGATTCTAAGGAGCGACCATGGCCGCAGGATACTACACCAAACAAGCCGAGCAGCTCTCGGCCCGCTACCTGAACAATATCAACGACGCCGCGCAAGGTGGCTTGGTCGTCTCGCTGCCAGCGGGCATCACCGGACCTATCGTTTCCGCGACCACGCCCGGAGACCGCATCTGTCTCGACGATGCGACCGCACTGGCCCTCTCGGACACAGTCGGCACCGGCACGCTCTACGGCGGAATCTACACCTACTTCCAGACGCTCGCGACTTCCACCGCCGCGCCGGCGCGCGGGACCATTGCGTTCTATCAAGCCACCGACCTCGGCTCAGGTGCCACGCCGCAGTACCGCGTGACCGCCGACGTGCAGCCGACCACCCTGCTCCCGGTGTACTTCGCGGGCATTTTCATCAACGCGATTACCAAGGGGAACTACGGCTGGGTGCAGGTCCAGGGGCTGGCCTCGGTGCTGTTCGACTCCGCGCTGACCGCCGCCGCCGTCGGATCCTCAGTATCCGCGAAAGTATCCGCCGCCGTGGCGTCCACTGCCGACGCAGGCGTGGCCCTCACCACCATTACCCTAGGGAACATCTTCGGTGTGGCGGTCGGCACTCCGGTAATTTCGACCATCAGCCCAGTGTTCATCACCCGTAGCATCGGGCGACTGTAAGGAGCAAGCATGGCCAACCGACCAATGGCAGGATACCCGCAGCCCGTGGGGGCGAAGTATGAAATGGTCATTGACCACGATGGTCCAGCGTCCTACAACAATACTGGCGTGACGCTAACATCCGGCGAAACGATCAATGCGTCGGACCTCGGCTTCGGCGGCATTGAGTATGCGGAGGCGGATGCGGTCTCAAGCGACGGCATCAATTACGTGTACATCATGAATCTGAACCAGTCGACCAGCGGTCCCATGGCCAACGCGCTACCATCCGTCGTGCTGCGCTGGTTCGTTCTAGCCACGGGCCTCGAAGTGGCCAACGCGGTTAACCTTTCCGGTAAGAGCATCCGAGTTCGCTTACGATTAGTCTAGGAGGCAGCATGGCACGTAGCCGCGGACATCACATGGGTCACGAGAAGGAACCTCCCCAGTTCCACAAGGGCGAGCGCGGACGTGCGCCGCTGGTACACTCACACTCGAAACGCCCCAAGCGCCATCTGAAGACTGGCGTCAAACGAGGCTGAGGGAATGGTGAGCGTGTGGCATTCGGGGATATGCAAGCTGAGCTACGTGGCAGCGTACCTAAGATTCCATTCGCATTTTCGCGCACATTAATAAATCGCGCATGGCGGGCCGTCCGCGAATCGCACCTGTGGTCTTTTAACCTCTTTCAATCATCCCTAGTATCGCCGCCGCTGGTTAACGCAGGCACGGTCACGACCACGCAGGGCGCGAACACAGTCATCTTCGATGCGACCGCGACCGCCGCGCTGAACGCTTCCTCATCACTCGTGTCGCTCGTCACCCAGCGCCAGTTCCGTCCCAGCGCGTCGCCCGGCATCGCAGGCATCTACTCCATCATCGCATGGGACCAAGTCTCGACCGCCACGCTGGACCGCCCGATGGACGATCTTGGCGGGACCGCAATCGCCTATTCCGTGTACCAGGCCTACTACACGCCGCCGATGTCCGACTTTCTCACTTGGATCTCGGTGCGCAATCTCGCGTGGGCCGATTACCTGGACCTGACCATGACTCGGGCGATGCTCGACGAGTCGGACCCGCAGCGCTCGTGGGTCGCGCAGCCGACCGCTATCGTGTCCCTCGGCACCGACCAGCGTCCCGGCTCGCCAACGCTGGGCTGGCCGATGTTCGAACTCTGGGGCCAGCCCATCTCACCTTACACGTATCAGTGTTACGGCCTGCGCCGCGGCACGGACCTCGTGAACCTGACGGACGCGCTGCCGCCATCCATCGACGAGGCCCTGGTACTCGCGAAGGCCCGCTACTTCGCCTACGAATGGGCGGAGGCCAACAAGGACATGTCCCCGCGATCCTCGGGGCCGGATTTCCGGTTCCTCATGGGCGCGGCCGATTCCGAATACAAAAAGCTGCTCATCCAGTATCGCCGTCAGGACAAGGAACTGGTGGACAATTACTATTCCATCCATCACCTGCAGCGCATGTGGGTGCCGCATTACTCGACGCTCTCCGGCACGGCGGGTCCGGCATGATGCGCCCGCGATACCTGCTGCTAGTACTCGTGGCGCTCGCGTGCCCGGCGCTCGCGTCGGCGCTGCCGAATTATCAAGGCTGGTGCGAGTCCGGCGCGCAGCCCGTGCTGACCGCTGGCCTGAACTCTACGACGCAGGTGCAGGTCTCCTATCCAGCTTGTACCGTCTCAATTTATGTCCATGGTGGCGGGCTGGCGAATCCCATCTACTCGGACAACGTCGGCACCATACTCGCTAACCCGTTCACTGCCCAGACCAACGGCCACTGGCAGTTTTACGCCGCCAATGGACGCTACGATATTACCCTCTCCGGTGCGGGCTTCCCGTTACCCGTAACCTACTCGGACATCCCCCTGTTTGACACGGGCACCTTTGTGGGCGGCACAGTCGGCCCGCATCTCTATTTCGGCAACAATACCTCTTCCCCGGCTACGCTTGCGTTCGTGCAGCCTAATTTCGCGGACCTCACTGGCTTACTCGCTTGTGCACAGACGCCCGCGCTTACCGGCCCGATCACCTCCTCCGCTGGGTCCTGTGCCACCACCGCCGCGTTTCTCGGCTTCAATAATACATTCACAGGCACCAATTCCTTCCTCGCTAGCGTGTCATTCAAGGGACCTAACCCGTGGGTGGACCCTACTGCTGCTGCATTCGGTGCAGTATGCGACGGCACCACCAATGATTCCACCGCTTTGCAAGCAGCGGGTAACTTTGCCATTTCTGCTGGCGGCATCCTTAAACTCCCCCCGCAAACCTGTGCCTACGCGACTGGTCTCGCTTTCACCCAAGCCGTTCAGATCGAGGGTGCTGTCGAGCAGGGCGGTGCGGGCTCGGCTCCGGTATCCTCGCTGAAATACACCGGCACAGGCACGGCTCTTAGTATCAACAATGGCACGAGTGCAATCTACGGGGTGCATCTACGCAATTTCCTAATCAACGGGACTGTCGTGAGCAACCAGGGCGTGGGAATCGCATGTACCTATTGCAGCCAAGTGGAACTCGACAATGTCTTTGTTACCAGCACGACCAGTCCTGGTTTCGCCACGGTCTATGACTTCAGCAACTCTGGTGGGGTAGTCAGTCACAGCATGTACGCGGATAATGGTGGCGTGGCTGTGAAACTCGTAGGCGCGACTAACGTGGACATTGCCGATTGCCAGTTCTTCCAAAACACTATTGCGTTTTTGATGGGCGGCAACAATGTTGGCATCGACGTTCACGACTGCCCCAACATGGAGCGGCAGGATTATCTGGTAGATTGGGACGACGCCAATCCGACTGCCACGCTGACTTTCGGCGATAATGTTAATTTTCATCACAACACCATTGTGTTCGACGGCGGCTCGGTGGCTTACCCGCATCAACAGGTCCTGCATATCAGCAACACCAGCACCAATCAACTGACCCTGCGTAATCTCATCTTTAGCGACAATACTCTTAGTTGTCCGGCGGGGACTTGTGCCAGCACCTATCCATTCAATATCGCCATCTCCGGTACTTCCAACGCCAATACCGCGGTAACCTTGACCGCCGAGCGAAATTGGATGTGCTGCTTTGCGTCTGGTGGAATCACTGCGAACAGCACTAAGGCCACGGTTGCGTGGATTAATAACCAGAATCTCACCTCCCTGGGATATCCCACGAATACCGACACGAACGGTACCGCGAACTGGTGCGTTGTGAAATATGCGGGAGCCACCGCTAGCTTCTGCGGAATTACCGTGAATGGTCCGGTTCTGGGAGCGACTACCGGAGCCTTCTCAAGCACGCTTTCTGCTGTAGGCATCACTGATACAGGCGCGCAGACCAAGGTCAAGCGACCCTATTATAACCAAGGAACCGCACTCGCCAACATCGATGGGGTACTAAGCGCAGGCTGGGGCACCTCTCCGTCTCTAACCGTCTCTGGTTACGACCCACTTTTCGTTTTAGTGATAACCGCTGGTACCGGAACGCCCACCGCCAATCCCACCATTACCGTCACGTTCAAGGACGGCGCGTGGGTTAACACCAATCCGATCTGTTCTATTTCACGTGGTGACGGCGCATCCGGTCTGACTTATTGGGATATTGCGACCACCCAGACACAGGCAATAATCAGTTTCATCGGAACGCCCGTGGTCAGCACGCAGTACACCGCGAATATCATGTGTAGCGGGCGCGGATAGAATTTCAAGGAGGCAACATGGCTTATACCAAGAACCAGAATCGTCCGGGCGTTCGCGACAAGGAATATGCGGCGGAGTTCGCATCCAAGCGCCCGTTCCTCGACACCCGTCCGCACTGTCTCGACGAGCCGATGGACGATGTCATCGAGCATCACGACGGCGAGTCGGTGGTGGAGCGGTTCAATCGCGAACTGCGGGCTGGACACGCTGGGCGTAATCTCGGGGATGAATGATGCCGTGGGACCCCGAGGAATCGCGCAGGCACACGAAGAAAGCCTCTAGCGCCGTGTCGCAGAGGCAATGGTCTTCCGTAGCGAATAGTGTGCTCGCGAAGACCGGCGACGAAGGTAAGGCCGTGCGTATCGCGAATGGCGTCGTGAAGAAACGCAGCAAGAAGTCTGGGCGCAAGTCGGGAGCGAAACGCGGCTGATGGCACCAGCATATACATACACGACTCTCGGCACGGCGCGGCAACAGCTCGCCAATCGTCTGTTTGATAGTACGCAAACTTTTTGGCAGCCTGCCGAACTCACGGGGCTTATTCAGGAAGCATTGCGCACATGGAATGCGCTCACCTCCTATTGGCGCAACGATTTCACCTTTCCCCTGCAACAGAACGTAACCTTTTTCGACTTCACCGACCCGGTGGCGATGCCCGGCTCCCTGCGTCTGCCGACCCTGCACGACACCGACCTCTATTCCGTCATGGCCTATCACCTGCTGGAGCCGCCATCCGGTATAGCCTCCCTGCAATTCACGCAGGACGATTTCATGAACGCAGTCGCTCGGCGGCGTGACGAGATACTGGCGGTCACTGGCTGCACGCTGACCGTGCGCCTCGTGCCTGCTGCCGCCGGACGCACGCTCCTGCCGGATTCAGTCATCGACATCCGCCGGGTGGCGTACCTCCCCACTATCAACATAGGCACGCCTTATGGCATCGGGCTCTATGGCGGCGCAACTCCGCAAGGCACCATCGAGCCGATTGTGGTGACCTATACGCTGGTGGCTACTATATCCGGCTCGAACATGAACTACGTGCTGACCTCCAATTCTAGTCTGTTCCCGCTGACGGCCTCTTGGACCATTCCTATAAATCCGGTACCGAGCAGCTTCACGTTGGGCCAGAGCTTTTATTTGAATCCGCCTATCCCGAACCTCATTATCAACGGCATCTCGGTCAACAATGACTACCTTTTCTTTTATAACATCGCGCTGCTGGGGTCGCTGCGAGCGCAACCCGTCATAGGTCCAAAGGATTTTAATTATTCTGGACCCCAGCTCTACAGCGGCCCGGAATCCGCTCCGACCATGCTCGCGGGCACGTTCACCATTTCCCAAAACGTCTCCACTGGCGGCTTCAGCAGCGCAGGCGTTCCGGGCGGACCATACGGCGGCAACATTCGCGTGGGCGCCAACGCCTCGGTGCTGTGGCCCGAGGATAGCTTCGCCGAGACATCGTTCAATCGCCAGTACACGCTCACGCCAGCTGGCACGCCGCCCGCTGCGCCCAGCGTGTACCTGCAATCGACCGAGCCTCCGATATCGTTCGACACCGACCAGCCGCCGAGCTACGCGGGCAGCTACGAACTGCTGACCGTAGAGGCGGGACCCGCGTTATCCGTCGGCAATCCGTCGCTTCTGTCCGTCCCCGACGATTGGACGCACGTCATCAAATGGGGAGCGCTCGCGGATCTGCTGTCCCGCGAATCAAACGCCAAGGACCCCGCGCGCGCAACCTACTGTAACCAGCGTTACAAGATGGGCCTCGCCCTGCTCTCGAAGGCCTCCGTACTCTTGGCCCTGCGCGTCGCGAACGTGCCGCTGCAAATCGACTCCATCACCGCCGGGGACCTCTACCACACCGGCTGGGAACGCGATACACCGGGCCAGCCCACAGTCGCGTATCACGCGGGATTGAATCTCGTCGCAGTGTCACCTGTGTCGGATGTCGGACCTTATACCATAACCGCCACGGTGGTGCAGAACGCGCCTGTGCCTGCTAGCGACGCGGATTTCCTGCAGGTATCGCGTGGGGACCTTGACGCCATTCTCGACTATGCCCAGCATCTCGCGGCCTTTAAGATGGGCGGACTCGAATTCACCGCGACGTTGCCCCTGTTCCAGCGATTTCTCGCCGCCGCAGCCTCCTACGGCCTGAAGCTCGCGGAACTAGGCGAATACACCTCGGTCATCTTCGCGCAATCGCAGCGGGACGCGGAGATGCATCCGCGATTCGCGCCCGCGCCCGCATCCGCAACGGATGGAGCCGCCTGATGGCCCAACAATTCCAGCGCCCCAACGATGCATTCCGCTTCCACCTCGGCGGCCTCAAGACCAACGTATCCCCGGATGCGCTCCCGCCGGATAAATACGCCATCGTCCAGAACGTGCGCGGGACCAGCGACAATAACATCAAGACGCGGCCGGGGCAGGCCTTGCGGTTCGCCACCGGAGGCCAGCCGATACTAAACCTTCGCACCTACGCGGCCATCAAGACGCAGGACCAGCCGCGCACGCTTGCAGTCGACGCTCTCGGCGCGGTGTGGCTTGACATCGGCGTGCAGGTTGCGACCCTCGCCACCGGCCCCACCGCCATCGGGGGCGCCAGCATGCTGCCGTTTCGCCCCAATGAATCGCCGAATCCGTACATGTACATTGCCAACGGCGCGGACTATCAGAAGGTATCGGCTCCGGGCTTCGGAGGTCTCGCGAACTTCGTGGATGTCGAGCCCGTGGGCATTCCCGAGCCACAGATACCCAGCGAGGCCGTGGCCCTGCCGCCCATTGCGAACGTGGCCAGCATCGCGCAGGGCTCGTGGACGCTCGGCGGCACCGCATCCGCGCTTACCTCCAGCTATCGCACACTAGATTTCGTGCACACGGGCGTCATCGCCGACCCCAATGGCTATCAATACACCATCCCCATTCAGACCACCTCGCTCTATGATCGCGGCATGGTGATACAAATCGGCGCGGCGGGAAATAAATTCTGGGTGGAGGACGTGTACTCGTCGCTGCCTACGCCGATTGCCATCGTAGCCGTGGCCTACTATGCCGGGTCCTCGGGACGCTGCGTGCTGGTCACCCCGAATCTCTCAGCCGGGAAAAGCGGTGAGAGCCTCTACTCTCCCGAGACTCTCGCGTCCTTGCGGCGCGGGGCGCTTATCCAGTTCCAATCCACTGGTGAAATCGTCTACGTACTCTCGGTGACCGCCGGGCCGGACGGTTCCATCGCCATCGAGACCTCCACCGCGAACACCTACCTCGCGGGAGCCACCTTTACCATTCTCGGCGCGATTCAAGTGGAGCAAATTGCAGGCGCAGTCGCCCCCACGGGCGGCGCGGTCATTAGCGAAACGGAAATCAGCTATTCGGTAGCTGCTGGCATCGGCACCGCCACCGCCCCCTTGACCGGACTCTTCACCATCGCGGGCCGGTCCTTCCGCCCCGATGACTACATTTCGTTCGCGGTCTTGGTAAACGACCCGACCAATCTCATCGAGGCCAAGATCCTGTTCGACGTGTCCGACGGGAATTACGACAGCGATTATTACTACTACACCATCCGGCCCTCGGACCTCACCGGCGCGGTTGCCAACACGGTCACGCAACTATCCATTATCCAGACCATCGAGCAGCGCGCGATTATCGACGCCGAATCCGCCGCGAGCGCGGACGGACAGACCGTAGCCGCCCCGTCGCAGCAGATGAACGTCGGCAACTCCGCGTGGACCCAGCTATTTATCCCGATCAGCGCGCTGACCCGTGTGGGCTCAGCCGAAGCGCTGACCTTGCAGAACCTCGTGTCGGTGCGCTTCCAATGGAATATCATCGGTCCGGCTGCCGGGGCCATCGAGCATGATTTCACCATCGCGGTCCTCGGCGGCTCGTTGCCAGACGTGGGCAACGCAGGCGCGCCGTATATGTATCGCATCCGGCCGCGGTCATCGGTCACCGGCGCGAAGGGCAACGCCTCGCCGATTCCGCGCTATGGCATCTCCCCGCGGCGGCAATCGGTGAACGTATCGGTTCCCGGCACCACCACCGTCGCCGGCTTCGACACTTGGGACATCTTCCGCTACGGCGGCAGCGTCACCGAATGGCGATTCATTGGCTCCCATCGGCTGACCATCTCGAATACCATCTTCGTTGATAACTATGACGACGCGGCGGCGCGCGCCGGGGACGCACTCGAAACCGATAACTTCGAGCCGTGGCCCTCGATAGACGTGCCGTTCGTGTTCAACACCAGCATCGCCATTGCGGTCACCGGCACCACCGCACTAGTGGCTGTTCCCGCGTCTGCGCAAGCCAACGTGACGCGGTTTCTACCAGGTAACCTCGTGCGTATCGACAACCAGAATGTGTATACGTTATGGACCCGACCTACGGAGGTCGCGGGGCAGCCCGGCGTGTACCTGTTCCAATTCGTTGAGAATGCGGGATTCAGCCAGAACTCGTTCCTGTCCATCTATGAGCCCGCTATCGCGAAGCAGTTTCTTCCGTATGTGTGGGGACCGGACGCCAATGGGACTATTTTCGCGTGCGGCGATCCGCTGCGGCCCGGCACCCTGTATTTCAGTAAAAACTTTGCGCCAGACGCCGCGCCCGACAAATACAACCTTGAAATCTGCCAGCCGTCGGAGCCGCTGCTCGGTGGCGAAATCGTCGACGGTCGCTCGTTCGTAGGCTCCTCGGACCGCTGGTGGGGACTGATTCCGCAGCCTGACAATCCATCGCAGCGCTACGCTATTCAGGACCAGCCGATTGACCGCGGGCTCGCGGCCCCGCTGGGACACTGTAACGATGGCAAGCAGGTATACTTCTGGGCCAAGGACGGCATCGTCGGTAGCAGCACCGGCTCGCTCACTTCCGCCGACCTCTCGAATCTCTTTCCGCACGAGGGCGTGCTCGGCGAGACCATTGTGCGCGGCCCAGTAACCATCTACCCGCCGGCTTACTCGCAAGCTGCGTCTTTCCGCTTGGCCTATTCAAACGGCTATCTCTATGCAACGTACATCGACATATTCGCTACCTATCGCATGCTGGTGCTCGACACCCGCACCGGCGCGTGGAGTATCGACAATTATACTCCGGCGGTAACCTCGGTCGTGCGCGTGGACCAAGTGCCCAGCAACCTAACGCCATCGAATCCCCAACTCTATGACGAGATCCTCATGGGCAATGTGTCCGGGCAGGTGGCGGGCCAGCAGGACCTCGCGAATGATATCGGCGGGCCGATTGCCTGTGCCGTGTACACAAGGGAATTCGACGCTGGCGACCTGCGCGTGGGCGACCAGTGGGGGGATATGTTCTTTGACGCCATCCCTGCGGCTGCGTCCGCGTCGCTGACCATCACGCCGATGTCGCTCGGAGTGGCAGTCGCGCCCGCACAAATCATCACGCAATCGTTCACCCGCAAGCAGCAGCCGATATCACTCGGAGGCGCGTTATACGCCGTGTACATGGGCCTCCTGTTTACCTGGACGGATGACTTCACTCGGCAAGCCACCGCGACCCGGCTGCATACGTGGCAGCCGTCGTTTATCACGCAGCCGGAAATCATCGCCGACCGCTTCACCGACTGGGACGACGCGGGATACACTGGCGCAAAATGGTTCCAAGGATTCATCATGGTGGCGGACACCTTCAACGCGATTAAAGGCCTGCTGGTGCGGGATTCCGACGGCCTTACGGCGCACCCGTTCAGCACGGCGGTGCAGCATAACGGCGAGAGCGAGCGCGCGTATTCGTTCGACCCGCCGTTCATCGCGCATCAGGTGCGGATTGAGCCGACGGATTTGCTGCTGTGGAAATTGTTCGGCGTGAAATGGCTCTACGAAGAGACGCCCGAGGTAGCCGAGACTTGGCAGACGCAACCAAGCACCCATGGCCTGCGCGGGTACATGCACATTCGTCAGACCAGCATCACCTACGCGGCGGTCGCGCCCGTTACATTTACCATCACCGCGTATGATGGCGTGTCGCCCGCGCCGATCACGTTGCCGTCCACGGGCGGCGGCGTGGTCAAGATTGTGTTTCCAGTGACCGCTAACAAGGGCCAGTTGTACGCCTACAGGATGTCGTCTGCGCTGCCATTCCAGTGCTACGCCGATAAGAGTGAAGTGCTGGTCGGAGCGTGGGGCCGCGAGGACGCGTACATGAACAAGCCGCTGATCGGGGACGCTGGCGGCGATGAGGCCCGCATATGAATCGTTACTACCCGAACGTATCCGACCTGAAAACTCCCGAGGACGCGCATCGCGTACTGAAGCAGGTGCTCGACCAGCATTACGCGCTGGTGGACCGCGTGAACGCCGCACTGCCCGCGAACGCTCCAGCATCCCCCGCTGCGCCTGCTGCATCCACTTCCGGCCCCGCGACCACGAAATTTCTCGGCGTGAACGTGGCTCCCATCGACACGTCGCAGCTCGCGAACGGCGCGACACTAAAATGGGACAAGGTCAATGGTACTTTTAAGGTGTCCTAGTACGAGGAAAAGGGTATGCTCAGACCAATTATGAAACGCGCTTGGCCCATTGTCCTAATAATCCTGTTGGCGATGCTGACCAGTGCACTGTCGTATGGTCAGACGGGCGTCGGGGGCGGGGGACAGTCTAATGTGTCAGGCGGCGGCTCTGGGAGCGGTGTAGTTGGAGGTACGTTTGGCGGCAGCCCCAGCTCCCTATATACCTTTACCGTATCCGCAGGCACCATCAGCGCGGTAAACAACAAAACCGGAACCGTCGATTACACCGGGACCGACATCGCGGTTGTCTTAAATAATGTCATCAATGCGAATGCTTCAACGTGCGGCACACTGTTCTTCAAAAACGGAACCTACCTTATAAGTTCGGCCACACTGGAATCGTCTGCAACTAACATTCTTCAAGCCGGAAGCCTCTATTACAGCATCGCCTTCCCCGCCAACGCCGGGAGCGCGAATCAATATTGCCAATGGCGTCTAATCGGTGAGCAGGCCCCATTTGTGGCGGCTATCGGTGGAGTGCAAAACGCGCAGGGAGTCATTTTCAAAGCTACCGCTGCGGCCCGCACCGCTGCCGGGGCCAGCACCAACATGATTGCCTATTTCTGGCATCGCCCTGATACCACGAACAGTATCGGTAATGATGTATTTTTCGAGAACATCGGCTTTCAGGGCGTGGACAACCAGCGCGGAAACGAGTGCGGGTTTTGCATGTATGAAGCTGCTACAGTTCACTATCAAAACGTTTTAGCGGTCATGGCTCCTGGGTGGGGTCCTCCCAATACTCCCTTGATTTCTCCAGCCGTAGCCGGAACCAATCGGCTTATCGCGTTCACGTCCACACAGAACAACCACAACAACTGGCAATGGTTCCAAGAGACTTGGGCGGAAGGCGCGGACATTTGCTATGACGTCGAGTCTGAACATTCGGTAGGATTTGCCGCTTCGGGGTTATTGTGCTCCAACGTCGGCATCCTTGGCCGCATTGTACAGGCTTCCCATCCGATTACCCACCCCGGCACTTGGACCAAGTTCACCGATCAAGAGAGTATCAATGGGTGGACCTTTGGCGCGAACATGTCGCGAGGCTGTACGATCAATTTTATTACCTACGACATCGAACAACTGACCTCTACAGCCTTCGCGCGCGTCAACAATTTCACGGAAACGAATCCTGGCTACTGCTCGGGAACGATCAACTACGAATCCGTCAACGCTGGTATAGGTGGAACGAACATTTATCCGGGCGCACTCTTCTCCAACGCGGCATCGGGTGGCGGATCAGGATTCGTCAAACAGCAATCCAATACTCCGCTGACTACGCCGAATCCCACCGTGTTTGACAATTTCCTTGGTGGCAACGCGGCGACACTCGCACCCGCATGGGTAAGCTGTTCCAGTAATTGCGGAGCGTTACTGGGGGTAAATTCCGCGACAGTCACTCCGGTCACTGCAACGGCTTCCGACAATATGGCCGCTTATCAAGGGCTGATTGTCAACAACGACCAATTCTCACAAGTCAAAGTTACCGGAATAAATGCCGCAGATACCGTCGGAGTCCTGACCAATGTTCCGGCTGGCGCAAGCGGCTTCCCATCCACCCGTACCGCTTACAAATACGTATGCAGTACCTCCGGCGGAGCGGTTCCTAACCGGGCTATCTATAAAATCGTCGCCAATGCCGCAACACTCTTGATACAGACACCAGCCGCCAGCGGTTGCGGAGTTGGTGACATCATCGAATTAGACCACGTAGGGACAACGCTCAACGCTTATTACACGCCCAGCGGCGGCACGCGCATCAAGGACCTCACTGCGGTGGATGCTACGCTTAGCGGCGGCTATCCCGGCATCAGTGCACAGTCCAATGTGCTAAACCGGACTTCCGTTTCGAATTGGGTGGGTGGAAATCTTACCGCAGAGACGACCAATAGCGTTGGCAGTCCTAATCGGGCCATCCCTGGGGATTTTGTCAGTAACACTTACAGCACACTGACTGCTTGTGCTGTTAACTCAGTGTCTCCTGCAGCTTGTGGCTCTGCAGCCAGCGGTGCATTTGTCATCCCTACCACTACTGCAACTTATACGGTCAACACCACAGCAGTAACGCTCAACAGCGTTATTATCATCACCCCGCGTACCTATGTGGGGAATCTGCCATCTGCGCCCACCTGCGTGGTCCCGACGATCACCGCCGAGCCTGTGGTGTCGGCAATTGTAGCGGGAACCAGCTTCACGCTCACAGAGACTTCTACCACCGGACAGACCTGCTGGAATTATTGGATTATTAATTGAGAGTCACATGAAAAATCTATTCTTGAGTTTGCTGCTGTTCGCGAGGAGACACGATGGCTAACTCCGTTCATCTCGATAAACAAGGCCCCGACTGGCCGCTCGGCAGCATCGTGGTCCCCACGCCGGGTACGCCCGTGCCGATTATGTCGCTGGTGGACCCGGCTGCGGCAGGCTCGCCGTCCACGCCCACTAGCACGACCACGGACGAGTACACCGTCGCCTGCAACCAGATCGTGGTACAGGGCATGAAAGGGAACTCGCCGATGGTCAACAACGCCGGCAACGTGTATCTGGTACGTAAGGGAGTGGGCGCGGGCACCGGGAATCGCGCGGACAACGGCGCTATCGTGCTGACCATCCCACCGGGGCAGACCGGTGTGCTAGGCTCGGCGGCACTGGTAAAAAATGCGTTTAATCCGTATCGCTACTCGCTGGATGCGGACAACGCCAATGACGCGGGGCAGATTACCCTGCTGATTTTCTAGGGGAGACGAGATGCCGGGTCCACCGACTCCGATACTTAACTTAGTAGTACCTACCGTGGGGGGTGATTTGAATATCTGGGGCGGCGAGCTGAACGCCGACCTCGCGATTCTTGACAGCCTCGGCGCGGCCACCAACGTGGCTTTCAACGTCAATACCGCCGCAATCGCCAGCATATTCCCCGAGGTGGTGTATCGCGGCAGCTCCGGCACTGGAACGGTCACGCTCACGCTGCCCGCGCCGGGGAGCATCCCGGTGGGCAAGATATTCACGGTGAAAAAGGTGGACGCGGCGGTCGGAGTCATTGATGTAATCGCGACCATCGACGGGCTGGCGGGTTACGTGCTCCTGAATCAATATCAGTATGTAAGAGTGCAAAATAACGGCACGAGCTACGATGTCATAGGTAATAATTAGCAAATGCGTAAATCAATCTTTATCATCGTGATTGTCGTGCTGCTGCTCCCATCGCTCGCGCACGCGCAGGGCACTCTCACGCTGGTGCGCTCCTGGCAAGAGCCGCTGCCGAGCTGCACGCCAGCAGTCGCGGGCCAGCCGGAGCCGATTATCTGGGACACCACCTCCGCGAGCCTCAAGACCTGTACCGCTACTAACACTTGGACGGCTGTCGGTGGCGGCGTAGGTGGCACCGTTACTAGTTTCAGCGCCGGGAATCTCTCACCCTTGTTTACCACCAGCGTGGCCACCGCGACTACCACGCCCGCGCTCAGCTTCGCGCTCTCGAATGCGACGGCGGATACGGTATTCGCCAATTGCACCACTGGGTCCGCCACGCCTAGCTTCTGCTCCATCGTCGCGGCCATGCTCCCGAGCACCGTGGTGAACGCGGTCGCCAACGACACCAATGTCACCGGCAGCATCGCTGCTCAGACGCTCACACTGGGCTGGACCGGCACGCTCGCGAAGTCCCGCGAACTGGCTACCCATGTCTACACCGACCAAGCCAACGCGTACTCGACCGGGCTGCAGGATTTCACCCTTGCGACTCTGAAATTGCCGAACTCCGCTGGGGCCGCCCCGACCACTAGCGCGCTGCTGGCCTATGACACCACCGGGAATCGGCTGGTCGCGGGCATCAACGGCGCAACCGGAGTATTGCCGTGGGTGACCTCCGGCGTGCCAGTGAACGGTCAGTGTGCGACGTGGTCCGGCACCGTGGGCCAGCAGGGCAGCGCCGCGTGCCTCACCGGAACCTTGAACACTGCGCAGCAGTTCGCCATTGCGTATTACTCGGGTGCGGGCGTGAACAATCAATTGTCGGGCATCGCCGCACCGACCGGAGTCAACGGCGTGCCGCAGTATCTGGCGTCCACGCCATCCGGGGGCGTCGGGACGCTCACCCAATTTATCGTGGGCGGCGTGCCGGTGCGTGTCGTCACGGTTACGAGCGACACGATCCTCGCGGCGGACCGTGGCGGGCGGGTTACCTATAACAACGTGGGCGCGGTGGCCGTCGCGCTACCGCAAGCCGGGACCACCGGGTTCGCGCAGGGCTTCATATTCATGATTAAGAACAAGGGCGCGGGGACCGTGACGATCACGCCTGCCACATCCACTATCGACGGCGGGGCCACCTTGGCTATGGCACAGAATCGCACATGTTTTATTTATCTGGACGGGACAGGCACAAATTATGAGTCAAGCTGCTTCCTGCAGTCTTAAGGCCTTCGTACTCGTTGCAGTGGCACTCGCAGCGGCGGCGGGAGCGCGTGGGCAGGCCGCGAACATTTATATTACGCAGTCCGGTGCGGCATCCGGCGCGTGTACCACTAGCGTGCAAACGCCAGCGTTCTTCAACACGTCTGCGAATTGGGGCACTGGTGCGGGGCAGATCGGGCCGGGCACAACAGTACTTATCTGCGGAACATTCACCTTTGCGGCAGGAGCTACCAACGTATTTTCTTTTCAGGGTGATGGCACTAGTGGACACCTGATTACCCTCAAATGGGACACCAACGCCATCGTACAGGCCCCGTATTTCTCTACTAGTAACGGCACGCCAGGAGCTATCGAGACCAACGGGCACAACTGGGTGGTGATCGACGGCGGCACGAACGGTATCGTCCGAAATACCGCCAACGGCACGGGCCTCGCCAATCAGCAAATTAGCTCTATGGTTGATGCCTTTGGCTCATCGAACATTCAAATTGAACATCTACATCTTGGCCCCGTGTACGTGCACAACAACACCACTTCCGACAGCGTGTGCTCCAACGGCAGCGACGACTGCATGGGAGTTCGGGTCCTGCAAGGCGGCAGCAACGTTACTGTCGGACCCGGAAATACTTTTACCGATTGCGACGTATGCATATTCTTCGCGTTCACAGGCGGCGAATCCAATCTGGTCATTACCGGGAACACTTTCAATAACGCCAACCAAGCCATCGAGGGCGGACCGACCGACACCGGCACGAAAGTACTGACCAACATGCAGGTGGACCACAACACCTACAACGCCTCGCGCAACTGGGACGATGTCACCAATAATTACCACCACAATTTCTTCCATCCCTTCACCGGACATCCAGGGGCGGCGTTCGCCGGGAATCTGACCTTCTTCGACAATTTCAGTATCGGGGACGTGGGCCTGCATCCCACCTCGATGATTTACTTGGAAAACAACAACGGTGGCAGCGGCGGAACAATGGCTCCGTGGTGGGTATTCAACAACGTTTTCTACAAAACCAATACGGATGTGGCGACGGCCAACGGCGTCGTGGCTCCGCTGGGAATCAATAACGGATACCTGCTCAACAATACCATCATCGACGCCGGGTCGGGCGGGAATAACAACAACGCATGGCCGCTATTCAATATGGAATTCGGCACCGGCTGGACGGAGGAAAACAACATCCTGCAAAGCGGCGGCGGATACTATTTTTATAATGGTGGCAACACTAACGCTCCGACCGCTAACTACAATCTGTACTACTCTAGTCCTTTGGCGCAGTGGGCTTATACTGGCGGATTCACTACCAGCTTTACCACTTGGAAGAGTTTCTGTTCCTGTGATGCCAACTCACTAAGCGGCACCAATCCTTCCGTGAACCTCACCACCTTCGTGCCTGGAAACTCAGCGGTAGTCATGGGCACGAATCTAAATTCCTTAGCGAGCGGCTCTGGCATCCCGGCGGTGGCGACGTATCTGCCGCTGGACATCAATGGAAACGCTCGTGGCAGCGGAACGGTTACCGTGGGAGCGGTGAATTACGGCAGCGGTGGCGGCTCCCCGGCGGTCAGCATCACACCTAGTCCGGTCGCGTTCGGCAACCAGACACAGAATACCTCGTCATCGCCACTGACGGTCACAGTCACGAACTCTGGCACCGCCAACTTGACGCTGTCGGCATCGTTTTATACCTTCTCCGGTGCGAACGCGGCAGACTTCGTGCGCTCGGGCGGGACCTGCGCCAATAACGGAACGGTGACGCCCGGTGGGAGTTGTACGGTGCTAGTGGTGTTCACTCCGGTGACGACGGCAGCGGAATCGGCCACGCTAACGATAAACGGAAACGCCTCGGGATCGGTGAGCCTCACGGGCACGGGCACCAGCGCGGGAAGCGCGTCCATGAGCCTCACACCGGGGACTTGGAGCTACGGCACGGTGCCGCAGGGTACCACCAGCGCGGTCGAGGTTTTCGTGCTGACCAACACGGGAAATATAAACGTGACCTTGGCCGCGCCAGTTACGACCACGTTCTCGGGTCCCAATGCGGCGGATTTCTCATTAGGTGCCGCGACCAACAATTGCCAAGGTGGACAGGTGCTTACGCCGGGGCAGACCTGCAACAAAGGCGTGCAGGTTACGCCCAGTACTGGTGGAGCGGAATCAGCAACAGTGACGCTGTCGGCTACCAGTGCGACCGCCAGCGCCAGCCTGACGGTAAACGGACAAGCGCCCACGTTCGTGCTGACCATCGCGCCGACGCCGACCATGTTATTCGGCGCGGTAACCGTGGGGCAAGTGAGCGCGGCCACGACTGCGACGGTGACCAACGCGGGCACCGGGAGCGTCACGCTGGCCACGCCGAAGAGTGTACTGTCGGGGACGAACGCTGCGGACTGGACCGATACCGCGACCGGAACTTGCACGAATGGACTAGTGCTGACGGCGGGTCAGACGTGTATTATCATCCTGACGTTCAAGCCGAGCCTCGCGGGAGCCGAGACCGCCACACTCACGGTCAATGGGTCCAGTAGCGCCACGGCTTCCACTACGCTCACCGGCACAGGCGTAGCGGTGAGTCCTGTGCCGGCGCCGTTGCCGTGGGTATTCGCGATGGCCTGCAGCAGCTACGGGCCGGGCGTGACCAAGTGCAAGATGCCGCTATCTGCGGCCATGGTGTCTCTTCCCGGACTGGCCAAGGGGGATTATGTGCTGACTGTGCCGGGGGGACTGGAAATCACGGTGACCATAAAATGAATGACATAACCACGCGCTGGATAGACGGGCCGACCGCATCGCAGGAAGACTGGGATGCTATCGAGGAGATGCTCGCGTCGCGGGGATGGATGAGCCTTAATCGAGCCACGTCGCGCATTCTCGTCAAGGAAGAAGCGGGCCAGATTATCGGGTTCCATGTGTTCCAGCTGGTCCCATTTTGCGGCCCTCTGTATGTGAGGCCGGAATATCGCGGCACGACTATCGCCGGAGAACTCGCGGATGAGATGCTTACGTTTCTCACTGACGCGAAAGCACGGGGATGGATTACCACCGCCGCCAATCGCCATTCGGAAAAGTTGTGCGAGGCACGCGGAATGAAGCGACTAGACGAGCCTGTATATGTCATGGGCGACCCCGGTGGGTTGGAGGTCGAATGAGCGGACTGGTCAATTCGATATTCGGCGGCGGCGGGTCCAGCAAGACCGACCGCACGAATACCCTGCAAGGCTTCACGAATTCGAAGAACCTGTTTAATTTCGCGTTGCCCACGGCCGAAGCCGGGGCAGCCACGGGTGCGGCCACGACCGCAGCGGGTGCCAGCGGACTCGGACAGTCGCTCGATTATTATCAGAAGCTCATGAGCGGCAACCGCACCGCGACGCAGCAGGCGATCGCTCCGGTCGCGAATCAGCAGGCCAGCGCGGCGGACGCTAGTCGCAAGCAAGCGGACGCTAGCGGCACGGCTCGCGGCGGCGGGACTGCGAGTGTCAACGCGGATGCCAAGACCAAGCAGATGGCCGACATTGATAATTTACTATTCGGCGCGCAGAGTGAGGGCGCCAAGGGCGTGGCGGATACCAGCAAGGCGCTGGCGTCCACCGGCACGGCGGAGACCGCTGACGCTGCGCAGTTGCTCGGCGTGGGCGAGACGGCTAACGCTAATCTGACCACCAATTCCATAGACGCGCGCAAGAACGACCAGGCTCAGAACGCGGCGACGCTCGCGAACACGAGCGATGCGCTGCTGGGAGTATTCTCGTTATTTGCTTAAAGGAGTGAGCCAATGCCCGATCCGCAGATGACCCCGCCGCCGCAGTATGATGGTGCGCAGACGAGTATAGACCCTACGCCCAAGGAACGCGTGCTCGGCGCGGCGGGGCAGGTGATATCCGGTCTCGGCGGACACGGCACGAAAAATCCGCTGACCGACGCCATGGACAAGCAGCACGCTCAGCGGCTCGCGGAGGTGCAGTTGAATCAGCGCAACATGGCCACCTATGGCGCGATATTGCATAGCGGGCAGGACCCGGATCTCCCGGCCGACGCGAATGGCCAGCATCCCCCGCTCACGCCTGAGCGTAGGCAACAGTTTCAAGGTATGTATGACGCGTCGAAAGCCGCGTATATCAAGAGCGGAGGCAAGGACCCGGCCACCAAGGACATGGTGAATAAACACGTGACGCTGATCGACCATGCGATTTCACAGGGTCCGGGGGCAAAGGCTGCGCAGCCGGGGATTCCGCCTCCGCCGCAGCTAAACGCTAGCGCCATGGGTCCCGGGGGCGGGCCGCTGCCGAATAATCTCCCGAGCACGGTGGCAGGCACGAATCCCACGAATCTCGCAGCCAGCGGCGGGGGTGCAGGCCAGCCGCCGAGCCCAAAAGTGCCCAGCCAGGACCCTTCGGCATCTAGCAGGCCGCAGCCGCCCCCGCCCTTAGACGCGCGGATGGAAGCTCCACGGCTGCGGGCCAAGCAGGAAGAGGAGCGACAGGACCAGCGCGAACTTAAAAAGAAAGTGGACGCCTACACCGCCGAACATACTCTCGCGCACAAGTTCAAAATGGAGGAGCAGGCTGAAGCCCTAAAACTAAAGGCTGCTAATCCTACAGGCCGCGCCACCGCTATGCAACCCAAAACCATGGCCGAGGCCCGCAAGCTACAGGAGCAAGGTATTGTGTTCAAGGCCGCTGACCCTGCTGAGGCCGATGAGGACGGGAATCTAAATCTGGGCAAGTATGGCGATGACATGATGATCATCCCCTTACAGCAGAACGGGCGGGTGGTAGGCTACGGGACCGCCAACCAGAAAATGAAACAAGTCTCCGTAGGAGGCGTGACATACACCATCCCTGAATATAACACGGCAGATTTAGCGACTAAAGGCACGGCGCTGGGACCACAAAGGATTGGTACCACCACACGTACTACGGACCCGAGCACCGGACAGACGACGGTTAGTCAGCACACGCCGAATGTGACTGGAGCAACGGGTGCTGGTGGTGGCACGCAGACCATCGGCGGCACGCGCCGCCCCACGCCTCCCCCGCAAGTTACTCCTCCTAGTGGTGGCGGGAGTGGTAGTTCGGCTACACGCCCCACCACGCAATCCATCACGCCACCACTTGACGAGCAGGGTCATATTGCGTCCGACTGGAAAGGTGCTGCGCCGCAGGTTATTGAAGCCGCCAATCAGCTCCACGACGGCAAGGATATGAAAGAGATCGGCGGGACCGCGAAATCCAAGCCGCTCGCGGAGGCCTTGGCTCGGCGCACCTGGGGCTGGTCGCAGGACAAGTTCACGCCGCTGGAAAAGACACAGATTGCGCTGGCCACGCGATATCTGAATGAAGCGGCTGCCAGTCCCGCGCTTAAGTCACTGGACCGCGGATTCTTCGCGCAGTTGCCGATGATTGGCGCAACTGGTGAGGGCAAGACTGGATTCGGCAAGGCCATGACCAAGCTCGCAGCCATGGGCACGAGTCCCGAGCAGCAGGAATTCTTGCGGATATATCGACAACTCGCAGGGACCATCTCCGGTCTTGGTAAATTATCACGTGGTGGCCGAATTACCGAGGCTACTGTGAATCGGCTGCTGTCCGAGTTGCCGAATCCCACAAACACGACCAGCTCGCAGGACGCCATCGAGAGAATTAATCGGCTGAAGGATGAGGTCACGACCGCACTATCACACGACTCGTTTGCGGAGCTGGTCGGTGGACGCGTGGCTCCAGCTAAAGGTGCGCCGCAACCACCACCTCAAGTTAATGCGCGACCGCTGAGTCCCAAGGTGAAAGCCTACCTAGAGGCGAATCCCTGATGCCGGATGAACGGGTGGACAAGGCGCTTAAGGACCCCGCGTTTCTCTCAATGAGCGATGACGAGCAGATTGCTGTCCTGAAACATTACAAGGAGAATCCCGCGCCTGCGAAGGCAGCAAGTGCAGCCACGTCGCCCACGCCGAAGATATCTCCGCCACCAAAATGGTACGAGGACGATCCTAGCAGCATGGCATCGAAGCTCGGACGTGGAGCGGTGCTCGGCGGCGCAACTGGATTAGGCATACCGGAATCTACCAACCCAGCGGAGGTCGTGGGCGGAGCGATTAAAAACGTGGGCCAAGGTTATCTAGATGTAGGGAAATCGGTGCTGGGTATTGGCAAGGACACGCCTACGCAAGCTAAGGAACGCACGGTCATGGGGCCACTCGGGCCGACAGTTGGGAATATCGCGCGTGGGATTGAATCCGGTGGGGGCGAGGCGTGGAAGGGGATGAAGGACAAGGACCCAGAAGCGTTCGCGCATGGACTCGCATCAGCACTAACTCAGATTGTGATGCTCGGGGCCATGCGCAAGGGAATCGAGAAGGCTGGCGCGCCGGATGCAGCCATGCGTCAAGCGCGGATATCGACGGCGATTGGCGCGGGAGCCGAGGAGCACGCGGCGATTGAAAAGAGCATGCCAAAAATTGTGGAGCAGGCTCAGAGTGCAGGTATTAAAAACGTACAGGATCTCGGTAAATCCGTGGAACGGGCCCATACGGCAGTGAACGATGAATTCGATCGTGGATTCGCCCCGATTGCACAGAGACGCATCGTGCCCATGGATATCTCACGGCGCATCTTGAGACTCATCACGCCGGATATGCGACAGACCGCCGAGGGTCGTGCGGCCATTCAGAAGATACAAGACGCGGCTGTTGAGTATCAGAAGGACTGGTCGCTCGACGAGTTGAATCACCGTCGCATGAACGTGGATAAGGCATTGGCATCCCACTATAAAAAAGCGTCCATGGGTCAGTACGCAGATCCGGTGGAGGCCGAGATACGCGAAGCCGAGCGTAGCGGCGCGGCGGATATTGTGTACACCGAGTGGGGCCGAGCCAATCCCGGTAAGAATGTGCGCGCATTGAAGGAACAGCACGGCGCACTGTGGAAGCTGGACGACGCCATTAATGGGAGCAAGGGTGCGGTCAATAAGCTGAAGGCCGAGCAAGGCGAGTACAAGGCCGAGGGCGGGAAGCTCGGGAGGCTGCGTGGCGGCGTCAGCATCAGTCAGCGCGGGCTGCCGCATGGATATCTTGCGGGGGTCGCGGATGCGCTGTTCCACGGCGGACCTTTGGACAAGGCTAATTCGCAGGTCAGCCGGGCGTTTAATCCGAGTCTGTCGGACCGCGCCGCCAAGCTCGGGACCATAGGATTCCCCGCGCGACGCATCGAGCCACCGCCGCAGGTGGACGACCAGTGAGCTACACGCTCGACGCACGGAGCATCGCGGACTGGCAGTCCTGCCGCCGCCGCCATTTGCTGTCCGTGGATTACCGTCCGCTACGCTGGCGGCCACGCTCGCTATTTCTTGCCTGCCTGCGCAAGGCCATCGTCGCGGTGTCGCAGGACACGGCACCGGACGCGGCAGCCACCGAGGCCCGTACCGAGTTCATGCAGGCCGCAGCGAATCCGGGGCTGGACATCCTCGGCGGGAATCCGTATGCATTGGCTCGCGAGTGGTGCGTCATGTTCGATACCATTCTGCTCGCTCTGAATCCTCCGGCGCTGACGGAGGTCCCTGCGGCGCGGCTCAATTCACAGTTCGACTGGCGGGTGCGCGCGCATGCGGACGCGAGTGGAGAGTTGCATCGCTGGATTACCACCGACCAATGGACTGCGGACCACATGTCGCGGGAGTTGCACGGCTGGCCGGTGATAGGCGATATCGCGGCGACCCGGCGGCCCATGACCCTGCACGTGATTGAAATTGGGCGCGAGAGCAAAGGCCGCCGCGTGAGTCCGTGGGCGCGGGCGTTCAAGAATCCGGCCATGCCGAGTCTGCGCTATCGCTTTACACGCTCCCCCACGTCGGTTCCGGTGTGGCTCGTGGACCTGCCGAACGAGACGCCCGAGGACTGGGTCGGAGAGATGACCAAAGGCGGCGTGGCGGCGAATCTCGTGCATCACGTGCCAGTGGCGGTGCCGGACGATGCGGTATGCGCTGAAACCGTGGGCCAAGTGCTGCGCGAGGCCATCAGCATGCGCGATGCGGAGTGCGATCGCGAGAGCATCCCGTGGCGAGCGTGGCCGATGTCGCGGGGAGCGTGCGACCTGTGGTCACCCTGTGTTTGGCAGAGCTGCTGTTACGGAGACGCCAAGACGCAACCTAGTGAATTAGGACTGTATCAAATACGTGCTGTAGGGTACAGTAACGTTGCAGCATAAGGGGATACAGTAGATGACGCCAATCGAGAGTGATGCTCTAAATTACGCTGCGTTTCTGCTGGGCCAGTTTCTGTTCCTGCTGAAACGTGCGGGGTCGGCCATGCGCAATCCGTCGACGAATATCACTCGCCGGCGTGATTACTTCAAGGCGAACTGGGATACCTACCTGATTCGCACGGCCATCGAGATACCGATTTTCTACGGCTACCGGCATTACGGATTCGTGCATCTCGTAAGTTGGACAGGATGGACGCCGCCTAGTTGGTTCAGCGTGCCGGATAATCCGCTGATTTCCATGCTGGTCGGATATTCAGTGGATTCTCTGTTGGACTGGCTGGCCATGTCACAGAAGCTGCCTAGTTGGTTACGCGACTGGATTGCCGAGAACGTGCCGAAGCTGCAAGGCGACAAGTTGCAGAAGCAACTAGATAGGGCTGCGGGCGCGGCTGCCGATGCTGCTGCGGCCAATAAGGAAGTCGTGAAACAGGTGGCCAAGGCCCAAGACTTGGTGCCGGATACAGTGCCACCAGAGGTCAAGCCCTAATGCCGGTATCTGAAAATGCTGGACGTGCCAATGTGCCGGACCTCAAGGAACTGGTCAGTCATCTGGATGACCTCAAGGAACTTTTGGAGGAAAAAGTAGACAGCTTAGCGAAGCTGGCCGACGAACGAGACCGTCGGTATGAGGAACGTTTCCGGGCTATGGATGAAAAGACCTCGCTCGCGCTGACCGCCAGTGAGAAGGCGGTCAGCAAAGCAGAGACAGCCACAGAAAAGAGGTTCGACAGTGTAAATGAGTTTCGGGGTAGCCTCAAGGACCAGGCCGCAACGCTCTTGCCACGCGAGGAAGCCGACGCCAAGTTTAAGGCTATTGAGAGTAAGATTGACGAGATGAAGAAGGAAATCGTGGGGCTGCGGGAGTTCCGCAGTGGCGGCATAGGTAAGGAATTGCAGAAGGAAGCTGGGACGCATAGTTTTTTTGCAGTGTTTGCAGCCATTGGCACGGTTATTTCCCTAATAATCGCGGTAGCTGCATTCTTCAGCCGGGGCCATTGACATCGGGGCTATAGTAATAGCGGGGGCCATGACGATGGAGAGCGAGCACGAGGAACGCAGGCGGCGGCAGGCACTGGATGAAATCGAAGCCAAGCGCCAGCAATACAACACGGAACTGGGTCGCGAGTATCGCAACGAGCGCATCCGCGAGGGCCGCGAGGACTGGCATGAGGAACATGAGGAGCGGCGGTTCCAGCACAAGGTCTTGGCAGCACTGGCGGCGATACTCGAAAAGTTGCAGGGCGGGGCCAAGTTAGCTTTCAGATTGATACTACAACAAGGAGATACCATGGCTACGATACAAATCAGCAGCATTCAGAGAGTAGGCGGCACGACCGGGGTAATGACCGCGACGCCGCACGGGTTGAACGTGGGGGACAGCTTCGCCATCTCAGGCGTCAGCGATCCCACGCTTAATTCGGCGCAAGGCGCGGCAGTGGTAGCGTCGGCGGGATTCGGGCCGAGTAATTTCACGTTCACGCAGGCCGGCGCGGACACTGCGGTGGTCACCGGCGGAACCCTCACAACTGCGGGGGGAGCCTCGGGGAGTGATGGCACGGGCGTAGTCGGTACACCTAGCACCTTCGGGCTGACGGTGGTGGACCAGACCGGCGCGACGCAGCCTCTCCCAGCAGGAGTGACGCCAAGTGTCGCGGTCGTGGACGGCAATGGCGGGACTACCGGCGCGACCGGGAGCATTTCGGCGGATAATTCCACGGTGACCGTCAGCTACACGGCGGCCGGGACATACACGGTGACGGTGAGTGATGCGTCGGGCAAGGTGGCCAGCGCTAGCGCGACGGTGGTCGTGACCGCACCCGCCGGGAAGCTCAGCTTCAAGCTGACGCAGACGAGCTAACCGACCATGTTATTCATACTATTAATCATCATCCTGCTGTTCTTTTTCGGTGGCGGGTACTGGTACAACAACGGCGCATACCGCACGCAAGGCTTCGGCCTCGGCGGACTGCTGCTGGTGCTGCTGGTGCTATACTTGCTGTTCGGTAACGGCGGGAACCTGCGCTTGCCGCACTGCGGCTGACGGATGACGTAACTGGAAGTGACTCGGGTCGGGGTGCGGAAATCTCCCACCCCATTCGAGACCTAATTCCTCGCCCCACGCTCCGAGCTGCTGCCATTCCGGGCGGTCCGGTCCCCAGTTTTTAATTGTGAGCACAATTGTCGGCGCTAGGTCGAACGCACGCGCGCGACCGTCCGGTGGCTGCGGCAGATGCAGCGAGTCCATTGTCCATGACACGCCTTTGGCCACGTCCGCTACCTGCTCGGGTTCCGTGCGTAGGGTGTCGATGAGTGTGGTATGCATATCCCCCAGCGCTGCCTTCTGCATGAGGCTGATGCACAGGAGGCGCACGTCCGGCTGCAGGTCGTCGAGCGATTTGCTGCTCATGCCGCCTGAGCCTTCACATCCGCCCACACTTGGTCGCGGTTGAAATGACTGGGTGACATGCCGGTAGTCATGTCGAACCAGCTTTCATGAATCGGACCATAGGCTTCGTCGCAATAGGTCACGATGAACGCTTTCAGGATGGCTTGTAGCTTGGACCAGGTTACGCACTGATACCCTGCCGAGCCGAAGTTGAACAGCGGAACATTGTGGCCGTCATCGGGCATCGGCGTGCCAGGAACCACGCTCCAGGCTTCTCCAGCATTGAACTGGACCATCGCGGAGTCGGGAAAGCGGATACCAATATCGGCCATCCCACACGCCCAAATGATCTGCTCAATGCGATTGGGCGCGGCGGGATTGAAGGCCATCCAGCCGAGGATTTTATCGCCGCAGATGCCAGTGGTCTGCCAGCGGTCGTACAGGTCGGTCAGCACTAGCCCGGTATCATTGGCCCCAGTAAGCGGATTCCAGCCGGTCAGTTCGGTGTAGATGTCCAGAGCCTGCTGGTTGGTAAACGTCTTCATCGTGCCAGTGTGCGCGGTCCAGTTCATGATGGCGTGGAAGGTCTTGGCTATCGGGCAATCGCCCGCTACGTCGTTCCCAAACATTTGCCACTGGTCAGCGGGGATTTTATAGCCCCAGAAAACTTTCTCAGGTACAGGAGGAGCGCCAGTAGGAGGCGACAGCAGAGCCTCCCCGAAGTAGCGCTCGGCGCAGAGCGTCTTAGGATGAAACCGGGCGGGTAGTTTCCCTGTAAATAGCATCGCGCACCTCCTCCAGAGTTTCCTTCACCAAGAGCGTCGCGCCGGACTCGAAATAAATCACCGTGGCCGTATTAGGCTGGGAGGAGTCCGTCGCACAGAACTGGACGGCATCCTCCATCACGAGACACTTGTCATCGTTCAGGCTGGCGGCGAGCGTCAGCGTTATCAATGGACGAATTTCCCGTAGCCATTCGCTTGCAAGAAGGCATTAAGCTGGGCATTGATCGTGGTCGGGCTGGTAGGATTCTTTACCCAGCCGGATTGCGCGGCCGCCTGAGCCTTGAGTGCCCCAGCCACGACAGCGGGCGCGGGTAAGAGTGACAGAATCGCGGTGATTACGCCAATCGCGAGGCCCATGGAGGTAGTAATCACGGCTCGCAAGGTGGCGTTGACCACATGCGCGGCGGTGAGGATCTGCCCGAGCTGGTTCTGCACGTCGAGCAGCGCGGTCTTGATGTTGTCGATGATGCCTGCGGTGGGATTGGCTTTGTATTTCGCTATCAAGTCTTGAATCACTGGAATAGCGACATTCACCGCTGCTGTCGCCGTGGCGATGATTGCGGCAATCGCGGGGGTAAGCGCTCCGCCTGTGGCCGCGTTAGCCACAATAGTAGCGACCGTTGTAGCAATATTTAGGATAGTGGGCAAATCGTTAACAGCCGTATCTACCCAGTTCGGTACGTTACAAGTTACTCCTGCGGTAGCTACAGCAGCAGTCGCTACAAATGCTCCCATAGCCAAGTGGCCCGTGAATTCACGACGGTTCATTTGCATCTGCATGTGTAAGACTCCCTTCGAGTGGAATGGTAGTACACCAGAACGAATAGCGCCAGCGCAATTGCCGAGACCGCGAGCGTGCCGGGCTCAGGCGTCGCGAGCGGGTCCGCCCACGTGCCCGGATCAGCTTCGACGAACAGTCCGCTGGATGACCAATCCATCGCGTCACTCACAGAGCCATCGAATTGCGAATGCATTACGGTGCCGTCCGCGCCGATGAGATTTAAGGCCCAGCGGAAGTAGTTATCGGCTGGATTGAAGACGGCGAACGGGTCCTTGCCCAGCAAGCCTGTGGAATTGAACTGCGTCAGCGTGTCTGCGCCTACCGTGAAGCTGTAGGACGTAACCGTGTCATTGGCGTCCAGTGTGAGCGTGCCGTCCAGAGCGCAGCCGCAGGGGTTCAGGCCGATAGGACCGGGATTCGTGCCTATGGCGTAGTCGATAGCGTTCCCGGCGTAGGTCCAGGTTTGGTCCGCTTTGACGGTTCCGGCCAGCATAGCAAGCAATGCGATTACAAGTAGAGTTTTCATTTTTTTACCGTAGGAAGTCCGCATTTGTTAATCTCAGTTTCTCCGCTTTTTAGGGTATAAAGGCAGGCTTCTATTCTTTGGCTGGACAAGCGCACGGGATGTTCTTGTGACTCAAGGTCGGTCGGTGCGCAAAGGATAAGTATTTTATTCTCTGAGGGTTTTTCTTGACTCACCAGCGACGGGGCCAGCATCAGCGTGACGGGAATGAGAAATAATAGTGCGGAAAGTAGCAGTGTGCGTATCATGCGACGGCCTCCTGTTTCACGTTCAACGGCTCCATCATTGCCCATGTGCGTCCGTATGCGGCTTCCACATCAATCACCAAGCCATCGGGGCAGATGGTCGGATGCCGCAGGACCTTCGACGGCGCGACTAGGACCTCGCGTATCTCCTGCACGTGCTCGTCCAAGAGGCGCTCATCGAAATGGAATTGCAGAGCGTCGTGGATTTGATTGTACATCCCATACTTCTCGTCGAGCCCACGTCGCCCAAGTTCCTTCATGGCTTCGCGGAGATGCGCGTGCGCAATGTTCGCGAGGCGATACGCGATGGCTTCCTCGTGCTGGTCGCCGGGAGCCATGGCGCCCTTGCGGGGGTCCCAGCGGAATACCTCATAGAACCGTCGCAGGTGGCCGAAATCAGTCTTGAGATATTGCTGCTCGTGCGCGACCTTGACCTCGCGGCGCTGGAACTCGAACACTTTCGTGAATAATAGCTCGCAAATTTCCAGCACTTCCTCCGCGATGCGCTGACCGGGGATGAACGCGAGGCCCTTGCAGGCCGGGCAATGTTTCAGGCCGCGCACGCCGGGTACCTTGCCAGTGCCGGAGCATGCTGGACATGGTCGCGGCGGGAAGGATTCCATGTAGCGCTCGAACAAGCCGCGAGCCTTGAGGCCGTTGCCGATGCCGAGAATCGCGTGCTTGGCTTGGTCATCGCGCACCCGCTTGCGTTCGGGGTCGGACTTGAGCCATTTGAAGCGCGCGCGGAGTTCGTCGTCGGATTCGTGGATGATTTTGCGGCCATCCCACAGGTTCAGGAAATGGCCGGCGACGAAGGAATGAATGTCGAGACGGCCCATGCGCATGTAGTTCAGGTCCTCGGCGAGAAAGCCCAGGGTCTGGACGTGACAGGATTTGTAATCCCACTCGGTGATGACCTTACCTGGCTTCGCGGCTACCATCCGGCGCATGGCCGTCGCGAGCGCCACGGTCGGCTTCAGCTTCGGGAAGTTCTGCGTGTTGGGATTACGGGAGGTCAGTTGCGCGATGGCCGAGCCAAACGTAAACGTGGTATGCACGCAGCCGTCGGGTCCAGGCGCGAAGCCGTCCACGTAGGTCCCACGGAGCTTGGTCATCCCGCGATATTCGATCACGTCCAGGTAGAAGGTGTCCCCGGTCTTGTTCGCGAGCCTGCGGAGTTCCTTCTCGGCGGTGGTCTCGGGATTGTTGCCATCGTCGTCCTCGCGATGGCGGTCCTTCGGGACCGGGTGACCTTTGGCGTTCATGTAGGCGATGACTTGCGGGCGGGAGTTGGGGTTGAAGTCCCACACCCGGCACCAGCGGCTTTCCTCGACCTCACACGGCTCGCCTGCTGCGTCCACGCCTGCGACCTTTACCTTGCGGTACTCGTAGTGATAGCACTTGCCTTCATCGTCGTAGCGCGGAGTGACCATCATCTCACACACTTCGTCCTGCGGATGTTTCTGCCAGAACTTTGGCTGCGTGCCGTGGTCGATGAACCATTTGCGGAGTTCGGGATTCAAGCCTGCGAACACGTCTATCAGGCCACAGTCCGGTGGGACCTGCGCAGCGATTTTGCGTCCGATTTCCGCCTGCGCGATTTCGAATTCACGGCCGAGCGCCACGCGTGCAGCGTCGTCGATGGGCATGCCGCGGGATTCCATCGCGGCCAGCACGGGCCTAACCTCGTAGACCTGTGACATGTAGCCCTGCCAGATGCCGTCGCGCTTCAGCGTAGCCTCAAGCATGGCGTATAGCCGTAGAGTAGCGTCCACATCAGCGCAGCCGTAGAAAGGCAGGTTAGTGCCAGCGAGATGTTTCCAAGGGAACGGGAATTGGACGAACGAAGCAGCAAATTGAAGGTGAGCAGGCAGGTCAGGCTGCCAGTGATGAAACATCGCGAGCGTGTCATGGATTATCCCCTTCGGCGTGAGGTCGAGCGCTTCACGGACGCCCGCCGCACGGAGGACTTTGTTGTCGAACAGCCAGACGTTGTGGCCACACTTGGGATTGGGGGAGTGCAGGAGCCGCTGGATGGTGGGCTTGAATTCGTCGCGCCAGGGGATGGCGATGCTACCGAGCGGCCCAGCAGAAAATTGCACAAGTTCCAGTTGAGTATTAGTAAATCCTTCTCGGGCATCCTCGTCAAGGGAAGCCGATTCAGATGTTTCAATATCGTAGCTAAGTTCTTCCGCAGGTAGCGCAGCCAGTCGAGTTGCGTAGTCCTCGGCATCTTGTCGAGTCGGGCGAGTTCGGTATCCAAGCTGGGCACTGTGCACCTCCGGGTCCACGTTCCATATCCAATTCTTGTCAGTTCCCTTGGCGATATTGATGGCACGTTGCAGGATGCGCGAGAAGACGCCGATGTGACTTGCTTTTCCGCGCCTGATAAATGCCGGATGAAAATTGGGGATAATGGGCACAGCGTTAGAGGCAGCAGCAGGCTCCTCGGTTTCCCACCAGCCCTCTCCGCCACACAGCAGGCAATGCGGATGATGCGTGCCGTCTGCTTCGTTAGACTCAGTACAGGGATGCCGGACCTTGCGTAGGCCTCCCATCAGCGGGAGCACGTATCCCGCGAGATGCGTCACGCCCCGCGCTTCGCCAGCTTGTCCTGTGAGTTCTCGCGTCGCGATGCCGCCCAGCGCAACAATCGCACGAGGCTTACGACTAGAAATTGCGGCATCCAGATTTGGACGACATTGTGTGAGTGCCGAAAACTCCCACGGCGCACCTTCAAGCCAATTATTCCGGGGGCGGCAGCGCAAGCAATTAGTCGTGGCCAACTGTTGGCGGTCCACCCCCATACGACGAAGGACGCGTTCGAGTACACCACCAGCCGGTGCGTATGGCCGAAAGGGTAGTTGATCGCGTTGCTCATGCTCACCACTGGCCTCCCCCACGAGCATCACGCCGAGCGAGCCCGTGCCTTCGATTTCGCTGAAATCCGTGCCCATGGAAAAACATGGGCATCCGACACAACTATCCGGCTTAGACCGCGCGGTCATTGCTTGACGACACTCTCTAGCACCCGCTCGCTCTGCGGATCGCGCACGCACAGGATTCCATTGAGCAACGGTTCCTGCCCCGCCTTGCCCGGCTCGATGGAGATGGGAATCTGAATCTCCACAGTGATGACCGCCGGCGAGACCTCCCGCGAGTTGCCGGAGACAACCGACAGGCCGCCTTCGTGTAATCGCGTGACCTTGGCGATGCAGCCCCATTGCTGCATCCACAGGAGTGCGCCTTCGTGGAGTTTGTTGCCGATTGCGTCTCTCATAGTGACCAACTTTCAGGAAATCGCCGCTTGTGCTCCCGTAGCGCGTCCTCATACCCGAGGTGCAATTCGATGGCGATCATGGCGATGATCTGCTCGCGCAAGGCAGGGTTGTCGCGCTGATTCCAGGCGGCCTGCTTACGACACCATTCGGTGACCGGGCCGTTGGGCGTCTGGATGACCGGAGGGTTGTCGCTGGGCCACTGGCCGCTCATGGCTTCACCGCCGCCGCCTTATCCTTCGCAGGCTCCTTAGCCACGGCGGTAAAATGGAGGTCGTTCATGTCAAAGGCCACACTTTTATCCCACTTATTTTCGGTCTTGACACGTTCGGCCTCGGCGTTGAGATCCGCGAGCGCCTGCTGGAACTTGGCCTGCGCGCTGTCGAGAGCCTGTTTAGCTATTACTGCGTCCTTCTGGCGGACCTGCAGGCGAAGCGATTGGACCTCGGTGGGGGTGAGCGTCGGCGCGGCGGGGGGCTTGTCCTGCGCGTGCGCCGACACCAGCCATATTATTATCGTCGCGATTCCCACGAACATCAGCAGCCAGCGGATTATGATGAGGTCCCACGTTAGTCTCAGAGCCATGGTCGCGTCCTTTCATCTACCTTACATTGTTGAATAAATTTATCCCGCGAGCCCACTAGACGCAGACCCGCGAGCGAGCGGCATCTGGAAATTGCGACGTAGAGCATGGCCGGCGACCCGAAAAATGAATGTCGTATATCTACCTGCGCCCGATCAAGAGACAGCCCTTGGCTTTTATGACAAGACGACGCATACGCTAACCGCAGCGGTGCGTACTCAATCTGCCCCGCGATGTACTTCCCCTTGGTCGACACGAACGGATGTCCTACGAAATCGCGGTCATCGAGCCGGGGGCCGCCGTGGGGGTAATCGTCGGGACGGTCGGCGGGGACCGAGCGCACCAGACGCGGGACCGACACGACCTCGCCGTTGCGCACCAGTTCGATGGTAGAGCCGTAATCGTTGTGCTCGCGAATATGCCCGCAATCGCCGTTTACATATGAGAAATGCGGCGTGTCATTCGTGAGGATCATCACATAGGCACCAATCTTGAACTCGGCGCGCGGTGGTATGCCCCACTCGTGCGTCCTGACATTTTCGCCCCACTCGCGGCGCTGCATCCCCCAGCGGCGGGAGGTCACCGTGAATCGCGGGCCGGGCACCCTGTCCAGCGCCACGTCGTTGTGCGTCGACACGAGCGAGTTCACCGGGACGATGGTGGTGCCGTCGAAATCGGTGTGGCGCGCGGTGTGCCAGGTGATGCCTGCCGCGTCCAACACATCGGCGGCGTCCGCGCCGTGGCCTTCGCGCACGAGGTTCAGCGCGTCGAGAAACGGGCCGCCGTCCTGACGCCAGACCTTGTCGAGACGCGTGGTGTTCCGGGCGAACTGCAGCCAGCACTGGGCTTCGAATGCCCACGGTTCCTTTACAGGACAAAGTTGCCCGAAATCGCCGACGCCCACAATGCCAAGTGGATTACCTTGACGCGACGTGTAGCGGTTCGCGGCTTCCACTCCACGATACAGGTAATCGAGTTGCGTACCGGACATCATGCTGAATTCGTCGATTACGATATTGCGCACGTGCTGCAACTTCTGGTGGATGATGCGTGACAAGGCCCCTGAGAGAAGTGAATCGCGCAGACTGTCCGTGTTGAAGTACTTTAGTAAACTGTTTAGCGTAATGCTGCCGAGATTAATCGAAGCGATGCCGGTAGTTGCGGATAGCACGCCCCAGCCGGGCTCATCGGCGCAACGTTTCACCACGCTGAACGTTTTTCCGGTCCCGGCTTTGCCGCTGATGAAATGGCACGAAACGGCCTGAGTCTCTCCGGCGTCGTCTTCCACCAGAGCGTCCAGCGCGGCGAATTGGTCGGGCTCCGGTATCATCCCATCACCACCAGCCAAGCCTCAATCGCCCCAGCAACAATCTCTCCGTAGTACCTTTGGATAAATGGACTAAGAACATTCCACGGTTCTTCTCCTACCCTACTTAAGAACGTCCAGTTGTAGTTATCCATCCCCGCCTCCTCCCATATCACCACGGCCTGTTAGCTGACCCGCGAGCCGTCATCATGAATCGTATATGCGTGTCCCTGTCGCTGTCAGGAAAAGGCAGGTGGGGACACACGAAATAGTGATTAGTTACCTTGTCTATATGATGGGACTTCATCTTCGTGGGCCAGCGGCTCTTGCACCATTCCGGTGCGTACACTTCCCATAGGGCCTGCCACGGGCCATCGGGATACTCCACGGTCTCTGTCACTGTGTTACTGGGAATCCGACCAGCTGCGCACCAGCCAGTAATCTGCATGACCATATTGTCCACGTGAGCCTGCAACAATGACCTGAACTTCAAGGTGCTTCCAAGGCCCGCGTAATCCTGGCTCACAGCAGCCTGAACGTACAGACTCACTTTCTCGGCGTCGAAGGTTTCGTAGGACGCAGGAAAGTCGAAAGGCGTACGCCCATCCGGTATATTCGCCATTGGCTAAGCGTTCGCCAGCGACTCACTCGCCGCGAAGTCACTGGCCGGGTCCAAGGGCTTCGCAGCCGCGACCGCAACTTTCGGCTTCCGGGCTCGTACCGCTCTAGGCGCGGGCGTCTTAGCCTCCTTGTCCCCCTGTCGCCGAGTGCGCTCGGCCATGATTTCATTGACCAGTATATGCGCCACGCGGGCCTCATCGTAGCTGGCCTCGCGGAAGAACTGGATGCTGCGGGATAGTTTGCTGCCACGGCTGGTGCTGGTGGTGCTGCTCATGATGCCTCCTCATTGCGATTTGAACTGCTCAAACTCGTGCGGGTACCTTTTCAATCTTCCGTGTCGCTGGCGTCTTTTGCGTCGTTGGAATCTTCGCTGGCAACGGGGACTTCACAGGCTCCGCTATACCAATCCGCTTCGTCGTTCCGATGTTCATAACCGTCCTCCTCGGGGGAATAGGCGAGCACAGGCTGCTCGATGTGAATGGGCACGTGAAAGGGCTTGAGAGCAGCGACGAGCGACTCTTGGTCCGCAGACAAGTAAAAAGCCTTCGGATAGGCATACTGCGCACGCCAGCCCTTGTCGCTGCGAACGTAGCGGCCCCAACCATACACGAGGCCCACGAACTCTTCGGCCTGGTCGATGTACTCTTCGGCGGACTCGCGGGTGGCGGCTCCGTAGATGCCGCAGGAGCAGTTCTCGATGGGACACTCGGCGTGCTTAGGATGCGTAGGATACGTATGCCTTACGGCGCAATGGGCCACCAGCGGCTGGTCCGGCAGCCATCGCGCACTGGATACGCTAACGCTGAACAGATGCCCCTTGTCGATGGTCCACGCTTTCCAGCCGACCAGCGCCTCCACCATGTTCACTTCGAACTCCGGCTCAAGCGGCGGAGGCGGTTCCGGCTCGGGTTCGGGAGCGGTTATGCCATGAATCCGAGCCCACATTGACGATGACTCTAGGAAAGCATTCGTGATGGTCGAGTACGCGAAATCCACGCCAAAGAACTCCTGCATGCGCGCGGGTACCCACACCATCCCCCGCTTAATCATATCCGAGAACATCGGGTCCGGTGCGAGCGCGGTGCCTTCACGATACGCACGCACGGCATCCTCCACCGGGTCGCAACGCCACCCATCATTCTCAGGCTTCGCGACCTCCGTGTAGCCGACGTATTTTAGATTCTTCAGACTCATTGCATCGTCCATCCTAGAGAAATTCCGCTGGCACCGCTGTCCCCGCCAGAGACGTGGGGTCTCTGTGCGAGCGATGCCAGCTTATCCCGCTGCTATGGGATCAGCGGAATCCTGTTGCGCTTACTTGACCTCGGACAAGGGTAATACGCGCGACATGCGCACCCGCGCACGCGAGAATCCATGCGCCGGGTTGACGGCACAGCGCATCTCCGGGTCGAATCCCCCGCCTCGCAGCGGCGGGAAGCGATGCATGCCGGTGATCGACTTCGGATAGGCCTCGTTCTTATCCTTAGCCGCCTTGCCACAGGCCTGGCAGGACCACTCCCACTGCGTTTCAATCCCGACCTCCGGCTCGCCCGCGAGGACCTTCACAAATCGCTCCATCCACTGCTTGTGATTCAGGCGCTCGCCGGGCTTGACCCACGGCTGGCCAGCCGGGTCTTTCAGCAGCCGGATGATGGTGCCGACCTTGTGGGACTTGTCCTTGTTCATGAAGGTGCCGACCCACGAGTCGTACACGGGTACCCCGTCATATTTGCCGCTCGCATCCTCGATGGTCGCGACGATGCTGGTAAACGCGTAGGCGGTACCCGATTTCTTGTGCATCTTCGGCAGGAAATCGTGCTCCGCTCCGGTGGCGTCTTTCACCTTCAGCAGCTTCAGCTTGGCGCGATACTTGGCGTCCGGCGGCAGGGGCTGGCGGGCGTAAGCGTCGCCCTCGGGGTTAACGTCTAACGCTTCCGAGGTGAGGCGCGGGTCGTTGGGATCGAGATCCGCGACCTCCGCGTCCAGTTGCTGCTGCGGGTCATCGTGGTGTTCCGGTTCATCTTGAATGGGACTTCCGAATGGTGTAGCCATTATCTGATTGCCTCCTCTTTTAGATTAGGTGATGCTATGGAAATATTGATGACTTCGCGCTCGGCGGGCTCGACGCTGCGGACCCAGTCGATGAGTTGGTCGAGGGTCCAATCACCTTTACGCATCACATGGAAGTCAAAAATTGAGTAAATTACTTCCATCCCATCATGTACGCCACCGTCTACTGGGCTAAGAGTTGCATTTCGTAACCAAGGCCAGTAGTGATAAATTTCGTAGTAACTTTCTATCTGCACGGCTTTAAGCAAAGCCTCGGTTCCTACACCCATGCAGGCCATTCCAATTACGCAACCCTTCAGCGTCGCAGGCTTCAAATCCTTAATCAGCACTCTTCCGGTTGCAATTGCGTCACTCAACCTCATTTCGCTGCCTCCTTCGCCACCACTACCGGGCCTCGGCCCAGCTTGGAATCCATCTTCTCGCGCCAGCCTTTCAAAGTATCGCCCTGTGATGCACTGAGGCGGTCCACCTCTTCTAGATACGTGGCGAACGTGTTCTGGCCGTCCGACGTGGGCTCAAAGTATCCCCCTGGGAATCGTTTCTCCAGCGCGGCCATCTGCTCCGGCGTAACGCGAGGCTTAGCCGGGAATGGCACGCCGGTAGCCGGGTCGGGATGCTTCTTGTAATGAAAGCGCACGGTCATGTCCATAATGACCTGGTCCACCGTTTTGGTCGCGTCCGCCGGGTCTGGGACGCGCACGGTGCGCGGCTGCGAATAATCCTGCGCGTGGATGAGGTCGCCTACCCACGCGCCGCATTGTGCGGTCGCTTTCTTGCCGGATATCGCGGGGCCGAAGGTGGTCGAGCGGTCGTCGTCCTCGGTCTTGGACTCCAGCGCGGTGTGACACACGTATGCACACGGTAATGCGCCGAAGTTCATCACTAGGCCGTAGAGGAAATTCTGCACGAAGCCGTAATCGCCGCGCGTGTTGCTGCGGAATTCCGAGCGCTTGATTTCGCCCTCGACGTACATGTCCTGCGAGAACCCGCCGAGCTTGTTGCGTTCCTCGCCGCCGACCGAGATGCCGGCGTCCGGGAGATAGCGCATCACCACCTGCGAGATGGAGGTCCAGCCTTCCACCGCCACGCCGCCGACTTGGGTCCAGTCGATCGGGAGGAGGTTGATCTTGCTCGGCCGCGTTTCGCTTGCGTCCTTCGGCCAGTAGCCACGCGAGATGTTACGTAGGATGGCGAGCGGAATGGTCGAGGTCTCGACGCGATACGGCAGGATCATCCCGGCGTCTACTTCGGGCTGACACGGAGCCCAGCCGCCACCGTCGCACGAGAGCAGGAGCATCGACTTACCGGTCGTCTTGGCGATGTAGTGGGCGAGGTACTTGAGTTGAGTCGTTTTTCTACTTCCAGTTCCCCCGTACAGACATCCACTTCTAGCCATTGGCTCGTACCTCCTCGTGATCGTGCCCACTCGCGGGGCGGGTCTTCCGTTTCCACCAGTATGGCGTCCGGCACTTAGCGCATCGCAATGGTGGCGAGCCAAATTTAGTGGGTATCCAAGAATATCCGCAGCGCTTGCAACGCACCCGCCGAGGTCGTCCACCGTTTTTAGTTGTATCCATCGTTGTATCCAGCCGCGTGACAGTACACCCGAACACGCGGTATGTCAAGCGTCAATCACACGCTGGTACTAATATTTCAGACGCAACCACACCGCGAGGTTGGCCACCGCGCTGCCGGCCATCCACATGGACCAGTCCAGCAGGTTGCTGCCGCGGACCTCGGCGGATTCGTACTTATTATCCCACCACCACTCTTTGATGCCTACGAGGGTCGCTAGTACCAGCATGGACCAGAGCGCGCCGTGCTGGCCCCAGAACATGTACGAGCCCCACGCGCACGCGAGACCTCCCGCAGCGTGTCCGAGCTGGCTCACGATGTTGAAGGTTCGCTCGTCCACCGCATTCATTCTGGCCTGGAACTTGGCGGAGTAGCTATTACGGTCCAATCCAAGTCCTACTTCCAAGCTAAACACGAAGACCACGAACAGGAATAGCACGGTTCCGAAAATCATTGGGGCTCCTTTAGTCCAAATGCGCTCTCAATCTCATTGGCATACGATTCCCCATCAGGGTTGGCGGCACTGGCCTCCTTGCGCCTAGCATCCTTCTCGGCTTCGTTGCTGGCGTCTCCCGCGGCCACGTTGGCTGCGTAGGCCTTTTCTACTAGTGCGGCACGTTCCAATTGGGACAGACGGGCCTGCGTGCAAGCATGGCACTGGCAAACCATAATTTGTTCGTTTACTCCTGTCATCACAGGGTGCTCCTGAGAAGAGGCTGCGTAGGTGGCGGCGTCCCAAGCGGCTTGCGCGTCTATTTCTCTACCAGGATAGAACTTAATCGGCTCATAGGATTTGAACCACTTGTTAAACGGCGTCTCTTCAAAGGTCATCGCTTGCGCTCCTCAAAGTCCGTTTTTGGGGGTA